GTCATAACGCGATTTCCCCTTACGGGAAAATCGCGTTCCTTGCATCCGGCACTCACCCCCTGGGTTCGCTTGGAGGAACCGCACTCGACTACGCCCTGCTCCATCGAGGGAGTTACCCACCCCTTTGGACCGCACCGCACGCGGCACAGGACCGAAGGGTCGTCTTCCTCAGCAGCACACCGAGTTGCCTTTGGCAAGGGGGGGCATCCTGCCCCCCCGTGTCCCCCCCGGGGGGCTTCCGCTGGCGCGGAAGACTCGTGGGTTGCACCCACTCGTTAGGCGATACCCGCTAAAGCGGGTGCGCTCTTTTGCCGTCGGGGACGGCGATTCCCGGCGAGCTGCGCTCGCCGGGGCCATCCCCTGCTGCGCAATCCCGCTTCTCTTTATACCACCTCTTCCATGTGAGACCATTTTTACCCTGTACTCATAAGGACTTAGATGTTAGAAGACCATTATGAAGAGGATTAGGGTAAAAGGCCACCATGAGTTGAAGAACTTCGTCCATGCGTTGCATCACCCGGGTATTCCGGACGCATATGAGCAAACTCACTTCTCGGTGAAGACGCTGGAGTGGAAGCTGACGCTGCTTTCGTTGGGCGTATCGCACCCGGTGATATGGTTCGCCGTGAAGAAGCAGTACAAGAATGCCACGGAGAAGAGGGACAACCTGCCCCAGAAGATGCTGATGCCGAAGTATTTCGGGTCGAAGGACAGGCAGAAGAGGTCGAGGCACCGGATTCTCGCTACTCCGTTCGGGGAAGAGGCACTGAGTCAGACGTTCGCGGTAGCGCAGAAGGAGTACCCGGAAGCCTTATTCTCGGCGTTCAACCTAAAAGATCCGCCGAGTCCCTACGAACTCGCATGTGTCCTATTCCACTGGGCACCCCTCAGGGGGCGACGGGGGGGAAAGTGGGGATACAGTTTCCTGCTTTGGTGGTTGGCGGGGATCAGTTCGGTGAAGCTCGCAGAACTCCACCCGGATTGGGAGGAGGAAGCGGCGCTCGCCATCCGACAGATGATGGAGACGCCGAAGTTCTCACTCTGGGCTCTGGGCGCGGATATGAGGCCCGTGATTATAAGGCCAGCAAGGGCCCGGGCGCTCTTATTTCATACTCCGAGGGGCGTTCCGATGAGGGAGGCGCTCAAGGAAATGAGGGAATCGATGTATGTGAGGAGTCTCTTTGCTACGGGCTCAAGGGGGAAGGGGGCGAAGAGATGGCTTCCCGAGTACCGGCCTCTGTGGCATACTCTCGATGAGCGACTGTTCTGGGAGGAGGATGGGAGGTATAGAGCGCCGTTAAGGAAAGTACGGTCAGAGGGGGCCCGGATTTTAGGGCGTCCGAAGGGCTGGGTACCGGAATCGAGGCCAGGGAATATACTCCGGACGGAGGATGTGATAGACCTATTAATAGAGAAGAACCCGCACCCGGGTTTACCTTGGAGGGAAGAATGAGCGGACCAGAGGATATGGATGATTGGATGGATGTTTTCGATGAATCCGAAGGATTAGAGACAGACACTACCAACGGGCAAGACGGGGGCGGGAAAGAGGTGCTGGCGAAAAGCCAGGTTCAACCTGGGTTATCAGCGAGCCTACCTAAACCACCTTCTGATAGTCCTTCTATGCTGTCCACAGAACTCCTCCAGAAACTGGCCGAGGGGCCGGATGGTTTACCTGCTACGTTCCTAAAACAAGCCGCCGGACACCTTCACCGGACGGATGCTATTATTGACTTCGCCACTACTGTATGTATTGCAGTCGCAGAAGGCAAGCTGAAAACTTCACAAAGTGCAGAACTCCGTAGATGGGCCGAGATCATGTATACTTGCATTATCGCAAATGAGCCTCAGCAAGCGGGAGTACAAGTGAACTACGTTGAACAACTGATCCAACTTGCTGGTGGAACAGAGGCTTTGCCCTCTCCTTCTAAGGATATTACTCCTGTTCTGGATGCACTTCCTCGTAAGAAAGCCCAAGGAGAATAGAAATGGCTGATATTTCAAAAGAAGACGCTGCCATAATGGCGGCAGGAGCCGCATCTGGCGGGGGGATCGCGCATGGGATAACCTCGAAACTCAGGAAGAGAGAGGCGGGGCTCTGGGAATTGGACCGTGTTGCTAAGGAGAAGGCCGCCGTCCAAAAGGCTCTTCAAGCCCAATTTGATGAGGCCCTTCACGGCAACGGTTCCTATAGTGCCATAGAGGCCCGAAGAGATCGCAAGGCGGCGTTTGCTCGGATAGAGCAAGAGTCTGCGGACCGACTGGCTTCTCTCTCGGAGAATTTTGATTGGGTGGGAAATCCCAGAGAGGCCGCCCCCGGAGCCCCCTCTCCTGCCCCAGAGGCAGCAAAAACACCGACGAAAGATCCCCAATGGAAGGGTGCTTCCGCAGAAGCACTGGTTGAGGAGACTCCCCTTACTACTCCCGAGATGGTTCCAGCGGAGAGGGTCCCTCCCGCTGAGTATAAGGCACGGGAGTCTCAGCGAAGGGCACAAGAGCTTAAGCGGGCTGCGCGAGAAAAGCTTGGGTTCCCACCAGAGGGCCCTCTCTCATCTCCCCTTGAGGATAGCCGCTCCTCTTTTGGCGCTGTACCAGAGAGGTCCTCTCCCGAACTCGGGAGGATATCTCCTCGGGACCATATGCCGAGAGACTTACGAGCCGCACTTGGGGCAGACCCTTCCGCTCCCCAAGATTATCGTACTCCCTTTACGGAAGAGTCTATCCCCAAGGAGATCCGACCAAAAGAGGACCCCAGTTTCCACCAGAGGACAACGGAGAGGCAAGCCCTAAATAGATCGGGGGCACTCAACGAGCCCTCTTTTGGCTTCAGGGCCACTCCTGAGTCTGCTCCCGTAGTCTCTAAGACTCCTGCCCCCATAGACCATCAACGTGGGGTAAGTGCCCGTGAGGTGGTAATGAACCCGAGAGGAAAGGTTCCCGCTCCCCCCGAGCGAATGACGATCCCCTCTCAATCGACTCCTGCCCCAATCGTTCTTGGGGAGGCTCCATCCGGCGCTCCCCCCAAAGCCCCCAGTGTTCCTACTGAAGCGCCCACCACGGGACTAAGGGGCGTCCCTGGTCGTTTGGAGGATGCTCCTGATTATGGATACTCCGCAGGGCCTTCAACCCCCAAACCAAAGAAAGCCCTGAAAGGCGCTGGAGCGATGGCCTGGAAAGGCGTGAAGACTGCCGGAAAGATCGCTGGAGGCGCTGCTCTCGGATACGAAGGGGGCCGAGCAATCGGCAACCTGGGGAGGGCTATGAAAGACGATGGTGCGGCGCAGGGAGTCGTCACTGGGGGTGCGAAGACCGTGGGCGATATCGTGGGCGAGACTGGCGGCCTTGTTGAGTCAATAGGAAACTTGGGCCAGAGAGCAGGAGAGGGCTTGCCTCCCGAAATGCAACAGATGTCCAGCGCTTCCCTGCCATTAGAACTCGGAGGTCGAGCCATAAGCGCGGCAGGCAGGGGGATTCAGAAAGCAGGCCGAGGTATTAAAAAAGGAGGACGCTGGTGGATCGGAGAACGCGCTCCGCTGGAAGCCGGGAAGGAAATAGCTGAAATGCAGGCCAGGGGAGAATTCGAAGGATTAGACGATATCGATCTGGGCCTTGAAGACGAGCCCGAAGAGTTTCCTCCTACGCCTCTCCGCAAAAGCCGAGATGATGCCGCTAAGGATGCTTTCCGCATGAGCCAAGCTCCTCAGCCCGCTACGGCGCTATAGTGGCATACCCTAAAGATAAGGAACGCTGGCCCCTTGCTGGCGAATCTCTCGTAGCAGGCCCGGAGTCTTCTCCGGGGACAGGAGTTCCCCTCTCCGGAATCGGGGGGGCAACCCCGCTTTGGGAGGGCCTGACTCCTTCTGAAAAGAAAGGACCAGAGGCGCTCCGAGACCACCGAAATGCCGCTGCCGGAAAGGCCCTTTATGATTGGTCCTCCAACAACCCCATCGGAGACAGAGCGCGGCAGTTCCTGGAAGGCTTGGTCAAAAAGGATGATGACGATTATTTAGATAAAGATCGGGACCGATTTAAGGGACAATACGACCACGACCGGATCAATCAGATCGCGGGGGGAGGGGGACATCCAGTTAATCAAAAGGAGCCCTGGTCCCAAGAGGATACGAATAATGCCCATGGATGGTTGAAACAGCTTCAGGAAGGAGATCAGGGGAACTGGCAACTCATAGAGCAGACCCCCAGTTTTGAGCTAATCTATGAAGACCTCGATACTGGACAGAAGGTTTCTGTGGAGCAATCCTCCGGAGAGCATGTCTGGCATGATCCGGAGGAGGAAGCCTACTCTACCGAGGATGTTGATCCAGACCCAGAGAAGGTTGGACTTGAAAAAGACACTGGAGACACTGGGGATACCGGACTGTGAGCCAGAAGAATGCCTCCCAACTGCTCAATACGCTTCGATCTCCGATGCACGCCCTCCAGGCTTTCGGGGAAGTGCATGACCAGAAGACAGGTAGATTCGTAAAGTATGATCCAACAGCGATCACCTATGAACTCCAGAATACTGTCCTGGACTACATGTCGAATCCTCCGCGTTTGCCCACAGGCGAGACGACTTTCCTCACTCTCTTAGGGTATCGACAAGCAGGAAAGAGCCTTTCGATTGAGTATGCTGCGTACTGTAAAGCTGCATTCATCCCGGGCTGGGACCATGTCTGTATCGCAGATAATCGTGACCGTGCGGACTACCTCCATAAGAGGGTCCATTATCTTCACCAACGCTGGCCTAAGACACTGCAATCTAAGTCGATGGCGACCCGAGAAAGCAGGCAGCTTACCTTTGACCCCCTCCAAGGGGGGAAGATGCGCGTCCTTTCTGCTGAGTCTGGAGCAGTCGGTGTTGGGCAGTCCCCCGACTCATTTCATGCCTCAGAGTGCCATTTATGGTCTGACTTCTCGGGCTCAATGTTCCTCATCAACCCCTCGCTGATCAATAGGCAGGAAGCTCTTGTCGTTTTTGAGGCTACTCCCTGGGAGCGGAACTGCGCTTGGCATGAGCACTATGTGATGGCAAAAAGGGGCTCGGGTCGTCATCGGGCAAAGTTCTTCCCCTTCTGGGACGGAAAACTGAACGCCCGTCCAGTACCCAATGGGTTTCAGCCTACGAATGAGGAGATCGACCTCCTAAATAGGTATGGCCAGCAGGGTCTGCGAGAAGAGAACCTTATTTTTAGGCGTTTTCTCCTCGACACAGACCCCGAGATTCGCCGGAATCCCGAAATGTTCGGGGTGATGTACCCCTTTGACGACCTAAGCTGCTGGATTGCCAGCACAAACGCCGCGATTCCCGAGCACGCACTCAAAAAGCACCTAAAAGGGCGTCTTCAGCACTGGACCGGGCCCTATATGGAATATGAAGCGCCACAAGCGGGCGCGGTATACGCGATTGGAGTCGATCCGGCGGGTTATGCTGCCCGAGATCACGCCTCCTTCCAGATTTTGAAGTGTTGGAGAGGCGAGTGGACGCAAGTTGCTGTGTTCGCGGACCATGTAGACCCCCTGAAGTTCACAGATGCTCTAATTAAGGCTGGAATCCGCTACAATAAGGCCTTATTGACTGTTGAGTCGAATGGTGTGGGCCAGGCTGTGCTTTCTCTCCTCCAAGAGCGCGGATACCCAAATGTCTTCTGTGAGGGGCGTTTGAGGCCCGGATTTACCTCTACATCAAAGTCCCTTGACGAAGCAACGGGTTGGTTGGTAGATTCATTGCTCGACACTATGGTTTTCAATGATCACGACACCGTACAACAACTCCAGACGTATAAAAATGACAAACGCGTCGAAGAAAGCGCCAGCGCTGAGATCCTCCGAGGAAAGACCAGCGGAAAGCGCCGAGATCGACATCACTGGGATAAAGTCTCAGCCCTTATCATGGCAATCGTTGCCGCTCGCTATCTCCCTAAGAGAGATAAACCGGGGGCTCCTGTGAAGGATACGAATGTCGTAATGTTTACGGGAATGAGCTACGATGACCAAGAGATGTACCGAGAGAAACTCTCGGCAGATAAACCCACGAAAAGAAAACGCTTTTCTTACCGCTCAGTGCGGAAACGGAGAAAATAATGCCTGACAAGAATAATACCGCTAAAAAAGCAGGACGCCTTACTGTTGCCGCTGCCCAGAAGGCCATGCCCGGGATGTTCCCGGCTGCCGCCCTCGGAAAGATGGCTGCTTCTCGTGCATTCAGTACGGAGAAGGACCCGAATGATCCAGGCCGAATGACAGAAGAGAAGATGGAAAGTCTCAACGCTGCTATTGATGCGGGGGGCTCCGAAATCGATGCTGTCAAGAAAGCCGGGAAAAAGAAGAAAAAGAAGTTTGTCCGGCAACCAGACCTACACATCAAAGGCGCGGTGGGTGACCAGGAGTGACAGACTCAGACCCTAAGATTTATCGTCATCCAACCCAGGATACGGCGGTTATAGAGCTTGGACCTTTTCTTCGGATGTCAATCCCAATGACCCTCGTTTCTCAGCATGGACCTATCCACGCTGATTGGACAAGGTTGGAGGGAGCACTCGATGAGATTTATGGACTACTCACCTTGGGCACTGCGCCGCATGGCGGAACGCCGCTTGGTGAACTACTTGGTAGAGAGAATGGCAACTCCCCTTAGATCCCTCCGCGATCAACTCATCCAGAATATCCTTAAGGGTACTCGGGATGCGACTAAGGAAGCGGGTATTGCCCCTTCAGACGGGGCCGTTTCTGTCGGGAACATTGACCCTTCGCCTAAAAGAAAGCAAAGAGAAGAAGAACTTGAAGAAGAACTGGATGAGCTTGCTCGTCCAGGAGCACAAGTGGAGCAAGCATAATGTTGACTAAATCCCAGATCAAGGGCTTGATCGAAACCCATAAGGCCAAGTCCCATATCGACCAAAAGGGGTGGGACGAAGTCCGCTCCTGGTATACCAGCCAGTCTACAGGAGTCGGAGGGCCGCAGGGGAGCGCGGATGCCCAGGCCGATGAGGACCTGTCTTTTCAGACAAACTATCCTTACGCTTTTGTGGACACGATGGTAGCGAATATCTGCCCCAATAATCCTGAAGTTACGGTAAATGCCCGTCGAAAGGGGCTCCACGAGCCTGCGAAATACCGAGAAGCTCTCATCAATGACACGCTGCGGCGGGTTCGGACACACCGGATTCTCTGGCGTGCAGCCACGATGTCCAGCGTTTATCCTCGGTCATTCGTAAAAACGGTCTGGAACTTCAAGAGGCGCTCCCCCGATTTCCTCGTCGTAGATCCTCGCTATGTCTGGTACGACATGTCCGTAGATCGCTGGGAAGACATCCGATACACCATTGAGGTTACTGTACTCACCCGACAGGATTTCGAGTCTCGCATCAAACGGGAGAAGAATTCTTCCGATGAGAGTAAGGTTTATTCCGCTGAAGTCGCTGAGAAAGCGCAGTTTGGTGGATACCCTGAATGGCTCAAGGACCAGCAGCGTGATCGCTCCCTTATGAATGAGTCCTCAAAAGAGGTCTTCGAGTGGGTGACCGTTTATGAGGTCTATGACTTCTCAGGCGATGGTCGATATTTTCATTACTTGGAAGACCAAGAGGAGCCCCTCTTCTCAGGAGAACTCCCCTATCGGTTCATCCGTAATCCTTTCTACCGACTAACCTTCAATGATAACTTGGAGAATATCGGAGGACTTAGCGATGTATCTCTTATTGCCCCAGTGCTTGAGCGCCTCAATGAGTTGGATACGCTTATGCTTTGGTTCGCTCAAACGGCGATTCCAATCACGATGCTCAACACGGGCCTCGTAGACAATCCAGAACGGATTCGTTCGCAGCTACGCGATGCTACCTCTCCCGGTTCTATCGTTGAGGTTGCAGGAAAATCCGGAGCTTCGATGCAGGACATCGTTGGTCATACAATGACCCCGAGCTTGTCACCGGAGTTCGTTGCCGCTCGGGACCGATGTATTCAAGTCATCGAGTTCATCCTGGGCATCCCCCAATACTCTCGGGGAGTCGTCGGGGTTAGCGATGTTGCTACAGAAGTAGCTCTTGCTGATACAGCGACCCGGACCCGGAACGGCCGACGCCAACAAGAAGTATATGATCTCATCTCTTGGCAATCCCAAAGCATTGTAGGTCTCTATGAAGAGTTCCTCGCTGATGATGAAGTCCTCCCTGTTCGTATGGGAGGCGACTCCGAGGTTGTCGAGATCACACGAGCATCTATGCTTGCTCGGGAAATCTTATCCGCTCAGGGAGAGGAGCCTCTGGAGTATGACTATTCCGCTGTCCCCTACTCTCCGACTGAGAATAATCGCCTGGTTCAGCTTCGGAACTTGAGTCAATACTTTGAACTCCTCGCACAATCAGAACAGATTGACCAGAAACGGCTCGTCCGGAAACTAACAGAACTTCTCCAAATGGAAGACATCCTGAAAGACAGGCAACAGCTTGAACAGGAGGCCCAGGCGGCAGACCAACAGGCCCAAGAAGCGCAGGCCCAAGCGCAGGGCGGAATGCCCCCGGTTGGCCAAACGAACGATACTATCGCGAGTGGCGCTCTTCCCCCGGGCACTGAACCCGTGATGCCTCCCCTACCCGGGGGCGGAGGCGCTGGCGGAGGACAAAGTCCTCTGACAGGGTTCGGTGGGGCCCCTTTTGATACTGGCCCTGGTATTCCGAGGAATCAGTAATGCCTACTTATACTGGGCGATGTGCGGCCTGCGGAGAGTTCGAAGAAGTTATGCGGGCGACTGAGTACCTAAATCTCGGTGGCCTTTCTTGCCCTTATTGCAAGACAAAGGCTGCTACGGTTATCCGGAATGCCCCCGCGTTCATCGGTCCAAGGGTCTCCTCTTCTCTAAAAATAGACCAGATTGGACAAACCTTCTCTTCTCCTGAAGAGCAGAAAGCGTACTTTGCCCGGAGGAAAGACCGTCGGCTCGTCAGCGCGAATGATTCTTCATTCAAAGAGCACCGAGATCAAGTCCGGAATCAGGTCGATGCGACTGCCCGAAAACAGGGTTTTCGAGACCATGAAGACCGCAAAAAGCACCAACGCAAAGAGATCGCACACCGAAAGGCTTTATCCCTCGGTGATAGAAAAATACAAATCTAACTTTACTTCCCTGGGCAAAAGTCTCAGAATGCTATAGACTTGCCTTGACGAGTCACCCTCTCCCAAGGTAGAGATCAATAAAGGATCCAACATGCAAGACGAGAATAAAAATCCCTTTGCTGAAGAAGAAGAAATTGATCTGGAAGGGGATGTGGCGGAAGAAGAGTTTGATGAGGGATTAGAAGAGGGCGTAGAAGAGGAAGCAGGAGAAGAGCTTGCCGCTGAGTTTGAATCTCCCCTTGATGCCCTCAGCGCTGCTCTTGACGAGCACGGCGCAGACCCTCAAGCTTTGATGGATTGGTTCCAAGAATATGGCTATGAGCTTGTCTCTACGGGAGAAGCCGGAGCAGAAGAGGGAGAAATGGAAGGCCCTCCTGATCTTGTTGGTCTTCGTACTTCTGTAGTCGAGAAACTTGGTCCTATGCTCGGGAGAGAGAAGTGAGCGTAGAAGTTGCCAGCGTAGGCTACGCTGCCCCAGCGTCTGCCCCAGCGCCTGCTCCTGTTGCGGCGGTTTCTGCTCCCGTTTCTGCGCCCGCACCCACGGAAGCGAGCCCCGCTCCCACACAGACTTCTGAGGCTCCAGCCTTCGCATGGTCTTCCTGGGATGGATCTTCTGAAATTCCCGAAGAACACCAAGACGCCTACTCTCGTTTATCCCAACACTTTGAAGACGGATACAAAGACCGAGAAGAAGAGCTTGACTCTCTCCGTTCAATGTATGCTGCTATGTTGAGCGAAGAGGAAGATCCTCGGATTAAAGAATCCTTGGATAAATATGAGGCTCTCCAGAAGCAGCATGAGGCCCGGAATACAGAGTTTGAGACTCTCCAGAAAGAGTATGATGGATTTCTGGACAGTTCCGCAGGCGATTATGTAGATCGTTTTTGGAAAGACCACGAAGAGCTTTCAAAAGACTCCGAGAAGCTCTCGGTCCTTATTGATCTTATCGATGAAGAGAATAACTATGGAGGACGCTGGGATGGATACATCGCCGCTGAACTCCTCGGGCTCCCTGAAGGGGCCCAAGCCATCGCCTTCGAAGCGAAGAAAGATGGTGTTTCTGACGTTTACGCACTCAAGTTGGCCAAGGCACATGCTCAACTCGAAGAAGTCCAATCACAGCCTTCCCCCAAAGAAGTCAAGGCCGCCCAAATTAAGGCCAAAGCTGTGGCGAAAGCGAAGCGCCCACGCCAAGGTGCGAAAATCACCAACGGCGCAACTACCTCTTCCAGCCCTCGGGTTGCAAAAGGTGGCATGGGTGACGCGCATTCATTAGACGATTTGAGAAATCTCGCTGCTCGCCGGGCCCTTCGGGTTCATGGTGGGGGCAGATAGCAAGCCGGGGGTTTCCCCCTTTCACACCACTGAGGATTCAGAAAAATGGCAATTAGCCCTGATGTAGTCGCAACCGCGTTGCAAGATCTGGCCCCCGGTTACTCGGAACTATTTACCCTCTGGCATCCGCTCATGGAGCGGGTCCTCAAGCGGGGAAATACGGATCGAGCAACCTTAAAAGGCCCTTACCGAGAGTTTGTCGTCGTCTCAGACGGCCCAGGAACCGTTACCCAGGTTCTGACAGGCTCAGAAATCATTGCCGGCGGACGCCGTCAAAATGCTCAACGAGGTGATGCTTATGCTCCTCGTATGATTTATGCATTTGACGTTCCCGGCAAGGATCTCGCTGAAGCTAATGGTGAGAACGATCTCGCCAAAATCATTAAGCGTTATCCAGAGTTGGCTCTGTCCGACTTCCACGAGCGTATCGCAGGTCAAATGGCCTCTGGTAACTCCACCACAGGTGTTGGCGGTTTCCTCACCTTGAACGGTGATCAAACCTATAATCCCCAAGGCACGAACCGCGATGGCGTGTTCGAGTATGCTGCTCCTGCCGCTCAGACCGATACCGTATTTGGTATTGCTAAAGCCGGTGCGGGTGGTCCTTCTGGTTGGTACAACCAGTATGGTCAAATCTCATCTTTCGCGACCGATGGTCGTGCGACGATGCGTCAGACTTACTATGCTGCCAGCCGTCAAGGCTCGAAGGCCAGCGGCCCTGTTGATCTGCTCCTCGGTGATGAGGCTTCGTACCTCAACTACATCGATGATCTTGATGATCAGGTCCGTGTTATGCGCGTCGAAGGCGACAAAGCTCCCAAGGCTATGCGTCAAGGAATTCCATTCCTCGAAGCAGACTTCTTCTTGGAGCAATCGATCACTGACGGTGCCGCTAACTTCACCACTGGTGGCTCCGCTAATGGCGTCATCTACATGATGAAGACTGACACTTGGCACATGTACACGCTTGGACATGATTCTGGCATGGAAACGAAAGGCGATTTCGCTATTCGTGGCCCTATCCGGATTCCTGAGCAAGACATGTGGCGTTATGAGTACGTCCTCAACATGGGTATGTACTGTGACCAACTTCGCGCTAACGGTGTTGTTACCGGTGGCGGAACCCCATAAACTTCTAAAGTCTTAAGGAGACTTATCATGGCTATTACAACTGCGGCTGGTGTTGCTTACGACACAGTCACAAACGAGAGCGGAGCCGGTCTGGACGATGCGTCTCAATTGGCTCCTCTGGGGTTCCAGTTGGTCGTTCCTACTGCGAATAATGGTGATCAGATTTGGACCTACGTCAAAGCCGCTGGCGCTTTGGGAGTGGGAGAAATCTGCCAACTCGTCAACGCAGCCGCCCAGACGGAGGTCCAACCCACAGCAGTCGCTACTCTTGTCCAAAAGGCAGGTATTGTCGGTGTTGCCCAGCACGCTATTGGAGACAATGGCTTCGGATTTATCTTGACCAAAGGTCGTGGGAATATCCGAGCAGGAAGTGCTCCAATCGGAGCAGATCGAGCTGTCACTCCCGGCGGTGCCGGTGGTGGTAACCTCGGTCGCGGACTCGATTTCGCTGCGGGTAACGTCGCCCCAGGCTGTATTATCGCCTGGTGTTCGGTGACTGGACTCGCTACTGCGCAATCGACCTGCTGGATTGATTGCGGCGGAACCTGATCCGGCTGAATCTGTAGTAAACTAAAGGTGGCACCCCCTTTCGGGGGGGTGCTTACCCTTGTAGGAGTGCGCCATGAATCTTGGAGAAATCAGAACGGCCATGTTTTCCCAGGCTGACTGGGCTCCTAAACAATCCCAAGATGCGATTGACCGGGCTAATCGGTTTATCAATCGGGCATATTCCCAGATTGCCCAAGAAGCCCCTTTCCTCTTCTTTGAGAGTCGGTTGGGTTTTGTCACACAGGCGGACGACACCCCAGATACGGATGCGATTCAAGACTTGAACCCCGCGTCCGCTGCTGATACGATCTCCCGTGTTCCCTTAGACGCTTGGGTTCTCCAACGCGATCTCCCCACTACGACTGGAGGTCTTACTCCTTGGGACACTACGGGCACGAGCAGAGGACGGATGCTCCTCGTGACAGACCCAAACGGAGTCCAACATCGTAGAAGAATCCGAGATATTTGGACAGATACACATGTCCAGTACATTACACTTTATAGACCCTGGAATAATCTGACAGATACCCTAATGGACTGGCGTATCTATACGGAGGACTATTACCTCCCAGATGACGTTCAAGAGGTCACCTCCCTCAAGTTATTCGAGAATAACCAGGCATGGCCCTTGGAGATTCTTGGGCAGTTAGAGGCAGAGAATCTGTCGTTTGCAGATACTCCCAGCCAAATCGCCCAAGGCACTCCACGCGCTGCCTTTCGTCGCCCCCACAAACAGATCGAGAGTCCCACGAAAGCGCCTACTTCCTCTTATGGTGGAGCAAACTCCTGGGTTGGACCAGAACCCGCCGGGCAATTTGAATACTGCTTCACCTATTGCTGGGGACATCGAGACGGAGATTTCCGAGACTTCGGCCCAGAGGGGCCCTATAGCGCAGCCCAAACTACTCCCTCTCGATTGGAGCCTCTTTGGGAATCTGCGCCGAGTCCTACTCTCTCAGTCACGACCAGCAATCGGGCTGAGGACCCCGTAGTTTACAATGGAGCACTGATAAATATCATCACTCCGGATATCGATTACATGCAGGGATTCGGTCGAAATGCTGACCGTCGTTACCACCATTCTGGCTGGCGAAAACGGATCTATCGACGGCGGGTCACAGTCGATGCGGTAAATTATGGAGCAATCCCTCAGCAGCTAACGGGAGCGGTTGAGCAGGAGACTCCGGACGCATTCGTTCTAATGGCAGAGGTCGATGGGTTTACTACGACTTTTGTAGACAATGGACAAATCCTCCCGGACTATCATCGACGACTTCGAGAAGTAAACGGGTACCAGGCACTTCGGATGTATCCTCGTCCTAATCGCCGTTACGAAGTAGACATCCGCTGTATCCGTCGCCCTCCTGCGCTAAAAGACGATAGCGATGCCCCTCTCGTCCACCCAGACGCAATGAGCCTCGTTCTTTATCGGGCAATCGCTGCCCTTTACGAGGCACAGGGGAATATCGACCTCGCTGATCGAGCCCTTATTCGATACAAGGACCTCCTCTTTACGCTGACAAAGCGTTATGGAGACTTACGCTATCCCGGACAACTTCTTATGAAGAAGCCTGCTCGGGCTGGTAAAATCACCAATACGCGCCGAGCCTGGCGTCGTTGGTATAACCTTCCGACCTCATAGGAGAGCCCAGCATGTTGGATACAGACGATACGAAAATAGATCCCCCAAAGATTATCACAGGAGCCATTTACGAGAGGGAGCGCCCAATCGGCGGAACCGAGCAGATGGTTTGTCTTGCCCGTGTTGTAAATGAGCGCGGCACCACCACTGGGCTCTTTCGTCGCCTCGGAATCACCTTTGAGCGATTCGAAGAGATCGGAGAAGAGTTGAGTTCCTGGAAGATGATCTGGTACCCGGGAAAAGACGCCGAAGACATGAAAATGGCAAACGCGCCGAAAACCCCTACGAAGTCTAAGAAAAATCCGAAAAAGATCGTTGAAGCGAAATAGCCGGTTGGGGAGCACCAATGGCCTCTACTCGGCTTAGAATAAAATCGAATACGCTCCCTATCCGCGTTGAGTCTGGTGACCTCATTGTTCCCGAAGAAATCGGGTCCAAGATTGAGAACATGTACTTAACGATGGAGGGGACGCTCCGGTCTGTCTGGGGCCCCCTTCCATATGTTCCTGAGTATTCTACCGGGGGTCCTCTCTACGCAACTCTTTATGGAATCTTCCATGCAGTAGTTGGGGAAGACCTCAGCCGTGAGATCCTTCTTGTTCAAGAAGCAGACACCCTAAAAGTGTTCGAAGGCTGGAACGCGGGTCCTGGCGGCGGCGGAACAGTCTGGCGTAATCTAATCGCTCCAGTAGGCGCTTCAGACATCAAAGCAGAGTTTGGTGCTGATGATCGACCCCGATTCCCCACTCAGTTTGAGTCTACCCCTACAGGCGTAGTCATCATTCCCTCCGGAGATAACGCCCGCCCTTACTTCTATGATGGACGCACGATTCTTCCCCTGGGCTATACGAGTGCCCCCGGCGCTCCTGTTGGCCACGGGCCTACTACGAAAGGGGATAGGGAGTACGACCACCGAGGCGCGATTGGGATTCCAGGGGGGGTTGCGGGGTCAAAAGCCGGATTTGCTCGAATTGGTTCTGTGAGCCTTGATTCAATCGTAACTTCTGATCGGGGAAGGCTTTCTGCGGGAGCCTGGTATGGGGCATATCAGTGGATTGATATTTGGGGTAATCTCTCTCCCCTTTCGGGCAGATCGGCAGCGGTAGCCACTCCCAGTTCCCCCTCCTTGACTGAGATTGAGGATAAAAGATATTTGCTTTTTTGGGAGGGGATAGAGCCAGGACCTGATGGGACGGTGGGGAGAGTTTTCTGTCGAACAAAAGACACCCTCAACTCGGGCACTGTAGAAATGTTTCGGGTGCCTGCTGGGATTGTGGGTAGGTCTCCCCTGAATGCTACTGCCCCAGACGTTACTGTCCAGCTTGGATTTACCTCTATTCCAGACAACATTACTACGACATTTCCGGATAATATTCCAGACGATACGCTCATCCTCCAGCCCAAAGAGGTAGTAGCTGTGTCTCCCTTTAAGCTCTATACCCTCGCCTTTGGCCGGGGCTGGGCAGCGAACTTCGCTGATGAGCCGGGGAAAATTCACCCTACGATGCCCGGACGGTGGGGGACATTCCTGGAGAATGAAGAGATCTATCCTGACCCCCGAGGCGCAGCGATTACGGGAATGCTTCAGGTCCCAGACGGTCTTCTCGCGTTTACGAATACCTCTACTTTCTTGGTGTCGGTCTCCTACGGCGGAGAGGGTTTTCAATCGAAAACGATTCACCCTCGGATTGGGTGTGTCGCTCCCTCTTCTATATCAATGACGCCTTCCGGGGCGGCTATTTGGTTAGGGAAAGAGGGTTTTTATGCCTATAAAGAGGGCGCAATCCAGCTAATCTCCCAGGTTATTCATAAAGAGGTCGCGGAATTCAATACTGCACGAACTATCCAAGCGACAGCCGCGTTCGATGTTCGGGAACAGAAATACCGTTGCTGGGTTCCAACAAACGGTTCCCGGAAGAATAATGTCTGTTGGGAATACGACGGTGAGGGCTGGACTCGACGGACAGATGTTATGGCTTCTGCCGTTTGCGTTACTCAGGACCACCGATCATACATGCTCGCAGTGGGAGAGGCCCAAAAGAGCGGACAGCCTTTCAATGACGGAGTATGGCTTCTCGACCACCAAGTTCAATCTTGGGAACCCCAAGCACGGGCTTCAATCATCCAGACATCCTGGATGCGAGTTCTCCGCTCGGAGGGGCGGGGGTCCCCCATGACGGTTTATTTGTGGCTCCGCGAAGCAGGCTCAGGCACACTTACTGTAGAAGTAGAGCGGGACTGGAGAGCCGGAATCGTTCAAACAACGACAGCTACTCTCCACCCTACAGATGATATCCCCCCTTTTTGGGATGTAGCTAAATGGGGAGAGTTGGACTCTTCCGGAGACCCCCTTACCTGGAAGAGCCGCCGCCCTTATTGGACTCGGGTAGATATTCATGCCCCTTCCGCTGAAGTCTTCCGTCTCAAGCTTACGAATACTGTTTCATGGGAGTTCTTGGGGCTCGCCTTTGACGAGGTGCCCAAGACGGACACGTTGAGGAGTGCCCCTAAATGAGTTGGAAATACCCACGAGCCCCGATTAAAGCCAACGCCGTTACTGACGTAGAGGACATAAACAACGCCCTCAAGCCAGCAACAGAGGAGACGTTCGGGCAATTGAATGAGCACAACTGGGCTTCTTCCACCCAGGCTGTTGCCAACGGGGGGGCTGCGATCCCGATTACTGCCATCGCAGAGGACGCCGCCTTTGTATACCACTCCGCTGGGGTATATTCTGCTTACTCAGACTTACACACCGCCCCACTGAATGTCGCAGACCAGGAAATTCAACTCTGGTCAGGCTGGGTCCCTTTAGATAATATTACCCTGGACTTTACTTGCCCCCAGACCCTCCTCTGGATCCATGGCTCTTGCCAGGTAGATCAGGCTTTAGGGGGGCTATTCGTCTCTTCGATGGTTCGATTGGCTATTCGAGTGGATGGCCAGATTCTTACCGATTCTATTACAGGGGGGGCGGAAAATGATAACGATGAGGTTTCCGGCCCTCTCTGGCTTTACCACCCCCTTTCTACCTCCTTCCTCCTTCCCGTTGTTTCTGGAACGCACAAGGTAGAACTCGTTTTCAAGACTTCTGGGGTGGGGATCGCGCCCTCGACCACCCCCGTAGTTGTAAGATCCCGAGAACTTATTTGCTTAGAGATGCGGAGATAGGATGGCTGAGATTACCTACACCCCCATTGAGGAGCCCGATGGACTAAATGCGGCTTCTCTCAACGGGCCCTTCGCCACCATTCGAGATGGAATCAATGATCTCCCAGAAGGTGCTCCTGCAACAGGGGCCTTGAATGAGAATCATCTCCCCTCGATGGTTGTTGCTCAAAACTCTGTTCGGGTTGGATCCCTCGCGAACCAACACTCTTACACTTCGGGCACCTACACCGTTATTACCCGGGGAGGAACGGACTTAGAGATTGATTTTGGATCTCCCATCTCTATTGGGACTGGGACTGGGGTGGGGGGAATCCTTGTTTTCATGGAAGTTTTCGTGGTTAGGCTCTCGGATGGAGGGGCACCCCCAGCGACTACAGCATCCGCCAAGGCTTTTTCCCGCATAGAATACGATCCTACGGGTGCTGGTGTCTTTACTGGAATTCAGCGTACTTACCGCTATATGGCAGGAGGTTTTGCGGGGTATGCAGCCTCCTTTGACGGTTCTCCCCAGCGGATCGTCATGTCTACTCAGACCCTCATTACATCCGCTGATTCCGTGGCCGTCCAGAAGATTCGTGGTTCTGTCCAGGTCACGACCCCAGGCCCAGCCCAGACTTTAGAACTCCGGGAATGCTGGCTTTCTGCTATTGTTTTGAGGTCCTCGGAGACATAATGCCGGATATTACTCTTCCCCATACTTTCATAGACACGACTGTTACCAATGCCAGCCAAATAGAAGAGAACATCTTCCGGGCAGAAGTGACCCCTCCTACTTCCCTAAGTGTCATAAACGGGCGTTTAGACAATAATAATCGTCAAGCAGGTTGGGATATTGAGCGTCAGCATATCCAACGGGGGGCCCTCTCCTCTGGTAGAACGATTGGCTCCACAACGAATCACACCTATTTCGAAGAAAACTTCAAGGGGTGGGACCCCACCACAGAGGATAAGAACAGCTACTACCAGATTATTCCGGGAGCGGCACAGACCTTCTACCTCCCCTTTACCCCCTCCCTCGTAGTGTTTACATGGTCTATCTTTTCTGGGCTCCCTGATAGCTCAGCAGTCGTCCCCTCCAGCAATGGAGTCACGAAATCTAAGCTCCGGCTTTTTATTGATGGGGCCCGAATCGGCCATAAAATTGCCCCAGAGCTTACAACCAGGGGGAGAGATGAGTTTGAATTTTCTCGCCACTGGGCAGGACACTACTTCTGGAACTCAGGGCCCGGGTTGGTGAAAGGCTGGCATTCTGCTGGTTTAGGGCTGGCTATTTCCGCTGATCTCGCTAATGTGAGAGTGAAGCGTTTCGATTACGTCTACTTTAGATAGGAGAACAGCATGGCTTTCGGTGATAACGCAAGGGCAGTAGGCAACTGGGTCAGTGATAAAGCGGCTGCTCCTGGGTTCGGATCTTATGCAAGGCATCTACAGGATAGCGCGAAGAAACTCCGCGAAGGAGACCTGGGAGCTTTTGGTCCAGGAAAAGGCTGGGAACAGGCCCAGAAAGCCACAATGGGCTCGGACATTCACAAGCAGGTAGATGCCGCTTCCGAGAACCTCTTAGAGGGGATGGCTGCTCAGGGCGGAGCTAACCCCCAGGGTAATGCTTTCAAGCTGGCCGGAACTATGGCGGGTGAGGTTGCTGGAGCGGCCGCTAAGGGTGGATTAGAGGTTGGAAAGCAGGCTGTAGACATCGCGATGGCCAATAAGGCGCAGGCCCAAAAGTCCCTCCAAGAAGAGCGCATGGCGAACAAACAGATGATCTCGGATGTGCTCGGGGGCGTGGACGACAATTTAGACAAGGCTATTGCTAAGGGAAAGGTCGTGGGCGCAAAAGGGGGGGTCCAAAAACTTACTGGAAACGTACTCAAGGCCGCCCTCATGGCAGCAAGGCTTGGGCTCGTCTGCTGGGTCGCCCGAGAAGTTCTTCCAAGCCGCTGGAAAGACTGCCGTACCTATATTCTTTTCGGTTCTCCCCGCTGGTTCTGCAAGTGGTATTCCGAGAATGGAGAACGGGCCGCCGAATGGCTTCGTGCTCACCCCTGGGCAAAAGTGCCTCTTCGTCCTCTGTTCCGATACTTCGCTTGGCGAGGACGAAAGATGGCTGCCCAGAATCCTGAGCTTATTAAACTTCAATCGCATCTCGCGTAGGATTTCTCATGCCCGAATCACGTTATGACCGGAATGTTAGCCAGGGCCTTCGCTCTGGGATTGACCGATACCTCACTGAAAATGACCGCGCTATGGCGGAAAAGTGGGGAGAGCGGGCTCCTCGTCCACCTCGGATACGCGTGACCGATGCGGATAAGGCAGACCTTGAGCTTAGTACAATAGGTGCCCTCACGAAACTCCAAGAGGCAACTGCTAAACGATTGAAGGGAGAGTCTCTCACCATGAAGGAGAGGAATGCCGTTCAAACTGAGATCAATAAAATAATAGCAGGAATGCTGTCTACTGAGACGACCTCGCTGGGGGGCCAAAATAGGGGCCGTATTACCAGCGCGGGAAATCGGGAAACGAGGTACCTGGACCGTGGTCTTGAGGAAGTTCGGAGCGTCAGCCAGTTAAATCCTTTAGAGCCTAAACTCCAGACGGAGATCTCAGGGGCCGCCATCCACTATGCGACTCAGGACGATTCCGCGTTCATTATGGCTTTGGTGAAGAATCAAGCGGCTATCCGAGAGAACTGGCCTGGGGTTATCGCTGAGATCTCTCTGGACACAGGGGATTCCCCTGAACAAGTCATGGCGAATATCGAAAGAGCGACGATGCACGCTAACGACCAAGCACTTCAGGACTCGTTTCGAGACTATCGTCGGAGATCCGAGAACGCATTCGACAACGCCGACCGGGCCTTCATGGAGGCAGAGAGGGCGCACGATGAGGGATCTCGACTTATTGGGATGTCCGGCGCGGGCCGATCATTCATACAGGATCTACGCGCCCAAGCGCGTGGGGGGACCCCCGAAGAGATATCCAGGGCGCTGGGGGTTGAGCTTTCGCCCGGGATGCCTGAAGACGAGATTGTAAGCCAGGCACGCGGGATCGCAGATGGTTTGATTAAGCGGATTGAAGGCATGGCCAATGACCTTACCGGGGAAGAGATCTACGATCTGCTCCTCCGAGGGGGGGAGTTAGAGGACTTTATTAAGGCACAGGGTCTTGATCCAGCAGGGATGAGTGTCGGCCAGAAACGAGAAATCCTTGATGCCACGATCCATAAAGGAGCGAAAGACGCGCGACAAAAGGGGATGTACACCCGAACCCTCGCGGCATTTGATGCTTTCTCCGATATGATTCCAGGGGGAGAAGAACCCGATCCTGCTGATCTGCTGGAATCCCTCCTCTATTCCACCCTCCACCCAGCCAAGATTATCCGAGAGGCAATCCGTCGTCGTCCCGGATTTCTTTTCAAGAAAGAAGGCAAAGAAGACGCACAGTGGTTCAAGAAAAAGGAAGGAGAGGAAGATGCGGCTGAGCCCAGAGCCGTCACCCGCCTTGAAGACGAACGAATTGATGACACCCGGCCCACGCCTAATCTTGAGGTTGTTGGGATGGAGGGGCTCGAAGGCGACCACCCATACCAAGACATAACGAAACTCCAGGGAAAAGAAGAGCGGGATGCTTATGTTGCGGGGGGCCGTGGCCTACCCCAAGCCCCCGGAGAAGAGGCTGCGCCAGGAGCACAACCTTTCCTCACTCCCGAAGGGCGTACCGAACAACTTAGGGCAGGCGGAGCGACGACTGTTGTTCCTTCTCCCGCTGGAGATGATTTTGGTCCCTATGCCGAGTGGGAGGACGGGACCGTTGGTTTCATTCACCCAGAAACCGGCCAACTTGTCCGAGTAGGCAGCGGCGAGCGTGGATTCGAGGCTATTGCCCAGGATATTTTCGGGTACACGCCCGAGGAGCTTGCCGGAGATCCTCAAGCACCAGCCGGGCAGCCGGGGGTGCAGGGGGCAGATCCGGGAACAGTGGGCGGAATTGTTGGGAATATCCTCGGAGGCAGAGCCGGAGAAGAAGACGATACTCCCGACGAGGCCGAAAAAGAACGTCGCCGCGAGGAGGCGCGTCAACGAGCAAGAGACGCCCGGGCTCGTCGCCACGCAGAGAGAGCAGCAAAAGAAGCTCCTCTCCCGGTAGAGGAAGATTTGGGAGCGCCACCAACCAGGCTACCCTCCGAAGGGGCCCTGGCTCCAACGCAGAAGCAAGCTCTCGTAGATCAGATGCCCGATGAATCAGGAGATGCGCCAGAGGTAGAGCCCCCTCCAATGGAGGCTTCTCCCCTTGTAGACCCACTCGCAGGAGAGGACCTCAGCGCAAATGACCCCCAAGGGCTGAGAGGAGATTCTCAAGTAGAAGGGCGAAATGCTGCTCGCGTTGAGCCCGGGCACTATGACCGGCTCCGGAAAGAGGCAGCTTCTCGGAAGGCCGCATTAGAGGCTGAGGTTGCTGCGGCGACAATGCCCGAAGGATCAGACGAGCAGTTAGACGCTCTTCGATTCGGAAACCTCGATGCGAACGACCCACAGGGAGCGGAAGGCGATGCTCAAGCTGAGGCACTATCTCAGATTGAAGAGGATTTCCCGGAAGGCACAGAAAAACAATTGCAGGCATTCAGGGCGGGTCCTCCCAAATCTTTGGATGAGGTGCTTGAGGCAATCGGATCTTCTGTCGAGGGCCTTACTCTTCGTCAAGCTCGGAGGCTCTTAGACAAACTAACAGCGGAAGGAGCACCAGAGCATATCATTCAAGATCTCCTTTCTCGTTGGAATGAGGCGTATCCGCAAGGACAGGCCGCAGAAGAAGAGGTTGCTGCTCAAGAGAGTCGTCCTCCAATACCAGAGACAGTGGAGGGAGAAGAGCCCGTTGACCTAATGGGGGGAGAACCCATACGAGTAGTCGCAGATCCCTCTTCCCGAGATCCCTTCAAGGATGATTGGGTAGGAGAAGAAGAGCTTGAGATTGACATTGATGCTCCCGAGGAGCCCATAGAGGAGCCCCCGAAAGCGGAACCCCAAGAGGCCAGGGGAGGCGCGGGAGCCGGAGAGAAGAAGGCTGCCCCGAAAAAGGAGCCAGCGAAAGAACCGGAAGAGCGGCCTGATTATGGAGGGAGACCCCCCAGAGGGAACGCCCCACCCCAGCACATGCCTGGTGGTAGCCAGTATCAGGCTCCCGTCAACGCTCCGGAGGCAACCCAGTTCGAGCAGAATAAGATGGGAATTGCCGTTCCCCACGCTCGTCCGGGGGCAGGAATCATGGCCCCGCCCAATATCTCAGGGGCTGAGACTCCAGGGAATACAGGTCTCGGGCCCAATTCTAAGGATCTTGCGGCGAAGAAGATTGCGGGGTTGATAGCAGAACAGGCCCGGAAACAGATGGAAGCTAATAGTAATAGCCAACAGAGCCAGCCCGCCCAATAATCACAAGAGGCCCCAATGGCTGAGACGCCCCTCCCTAAAGTCCCAGATGACCCTCTCCGAGCCCAGCTTGGGGAGGAGGAGTGGAAACGCTTGACTGATGAGCGTGCTCGGCAGCAACAGGCTGTACCCCCGCCGGTCGCACCTACGGAGTCTACTGGTCCTGTTTTTGGGGCTTCTCCCCGGGCCCGGTACCACAAGTCATACGAAAAAGGGCTCCCCCAGCCAGAGAGGGGCCTCCAAAAGTTCGTCCAAGAGACTCTGCCGCCCCCCGTTCCTCGAAGGGGTTCCTGGGCCGCTCCCGCTCCGAATGTTCCAATCCCCACACCTACTGTGTCCGGAGCGAAGCCTCAAACATCCCCAGCCCAGACTCCCGAACCTACTCCGGGCACGACAGCGCCTCCAACTTCTCCCGCGCCTCCACAGACGAGGCCCCGAAGGGCTGGAGCCGCATCCAAAGCCAGGCGGCTCGGGCAAGAACAGCTTCAAGATAGACTCTTAGATGAGGCCCGGGGAGCGACCGAGATTTATGATTCGGCCCTCGGAGACATCCGTTTAGAGCTTGTCCACGGCAAATACATGTCGAATATCCATGAGGCCCGGGGCAAGTTCGAGCAGAGGGCACTCCAGAAGCTACTCGATAATGACGAAGTCAGTATAAGAGACTTGTCTGAAGAACAACTTACTGAGTATAAGCACGAAGCCTCCCGGATGGCCGCTCGGATGCTGGCTAAGTTCCACCAGTCAGCGACAGGCCGTTGGGTAGTAGACCCCTACGACTACGATCTCACGGACAAGATCCTAAAGTGGGGGCCTCTCTCCCCTTTCCGTGCCATGTTTTCTCCTACCAAGTTTGGTGGGCCGGGAGACATTCCTATTGAAGAGGGCGGATTAGGCCGCCGCGCACAACTAATGGCTTCTCCTGCTGGGCTCCGAGGCGAAGGTCCCCTGAGCCAATTCGCTCGGGCTTCGTTCTTTAATATGGTCGAATCTGCTTTCCGGTCGGGAGATTGGGGCCATCGGCCCCACATTGAAACGATGCGACGGGGCGCGAACTATTTTGATCGAATCGGGGATCTTGCACTCGCCATCGATCCTGTACATGGGAAAGGAGAAGTAGCCGACTGGAAAGCGAAAGCCGCAGCAGGCGGGCTGATGGTCGGGATTACTCTTTTCGATATAGACCTCGTCACTCTTGGGCTCCTTCCCGCTGGGAAGCTCACAAAGGCAGCAAAGATTGCTCGGATATCCGGAAGGCTCTCTCGGGCAGAGAAGATGTTGGAGATTTCTGCCAGCCTTCGCGCCGGGGAAATCAACACTAAGAAAGCCTATCAGATGCTCCGGGACATCTCTTATAGGACAGATAAGAGTGTAGGAAACGCTTTCAGTAATCTGGTAACCCTGAATGCCGCTCCCAAGTTAGGGGCCAGTGCTTCGAACTTTGCCCACACCGCAGATGATCTCCTCAAGACAGGCGCTGCCCACCGGATTCAAGCCCAGAAGCTCCGCGCTTCCGCCGATGCGCTCCTGGCAAAGGCCATAAACTCCGGAGACCGGGTCAAGGCCCAGAAGATACTATTAGACGCTCAGGCGGAGTCCGCCATCGCGGACGCCTTTACGCTTGCAGCGGTAGAAGCCCGTAAAGACCGCCTCCTCATTGCGGCTGGATTTTCCGCAGAGGAAGCTGCGGACATCACCAAGGTTGGGCAACTCACTCGGGGAGACAAGACTATCCGAACCCGGGTCAACTCTGAGGTCACGCGCCTCGAAAAGGAACTCAAAGACCTTGAGTTCGTAGAGGGGAAAGAGGTCCGGGACGCTTTTCGGGAAGCCAACGAGGCATACCAGATGCGGCTTGCCCGGAGCCATGTCCCAGGCTGGGTACATGAAGGGACACACCGTGTCTTTTTTCGGGAAGACCTCGCCACAAGGCTGGTTGGGGAAGCTCCTCCCGTAGGGGCCACAGGGACAGTCGGAGGGAAAGTAGTTTCTATACGCGTTGTCGATGCGAAGACCGGACAAACGATTCCCCGAGGTAAACGATCTGGCCCAGCGGGTGCTCGGGTCCGAGTTACCGTTCTTTTAGAGAATGGAGAGGAAGTAGAACTGAAGCTTGCAAGCAGGCTCAAGGGAAAAGAACACAATATCGCTCGGCGGGACAGTCGAGGACTTAACGATCTTGCTCATGAGGTTTATGAGCGCCGCGTAGATGCTCTCCTCCTAAATAAAAGAACGGCAGCTTCGGCGGCAAAACTTAAAGCCGCCCGGGAAATCTCAGAATCTCTCGCAGACGGAGGCCCTACCCACGAAGCTCTTAAACTTTATGTTCTGGCCCGAAAAAAGGCAGCCGGATCTAAAAAAGCCTTGGAAGCGGTGCAGAAGAAAGCGGGGAAAGCGATGGCCCGCGCAAACAAGAACCTTGTGTTGGCTGCGAACAAGACCATACAGGCGGGCAGGAAGAAGTTATCTGCCGATACCTTAGAGAAGACGCCCGAGATAATCGCGGACGCTATGGATGAGGTAGCCCGGGGAATCCTTGCCTTTCGGGACAGGGGTTTACGCTCCTTGGGCATGGAAGAGGGAGGGACGACTCTCTGGGCAGCACGAAAAGCGACGAGGAAAGCGGGGAAAGCCCGGATTGAAGCCGCGTTTAGCTCCGCTGCCCATGAGATTCCCGCGACTGAGAAGGCCCGTGCTCTCTCTAAGGCACACATTCAAATCCTGGACAAGGCTACTGGAAAGTCTCGGATCAATGGGAAAGCTATTTTTCAGGACCTCAAAGAGTCCTATGGTGCTGATGTCCTAAAGAAGTTCACGAAGGACAATCCCCGGTTCCTTTCCTATCTAAGGGGAGGAATAAAGAAGGGGGAGGAAGTAGCGGATTTCCAGAATGCTCTTCGCCAGTTTACTCGCTATGGGGAAGCCTCGAAGTCTCTCGGAACAGGGGCCGATTGGGGTGCCCAGTTTATTTCCTCCTGGAAAAGCGTCTCAAACTTCCACCCCTCTTACTCCCGAAACAAGTTGTGGACGAGAAAGGGGAAGATTGGAGAAGACGGAAAGAAGGGAAAAGATAAGGACGTATTCCTTCCCATAGTCCCTACTACTGCTGGGCTCACCAACTGGTGGAACCGCCGTCGGATGGGGACTTTTGGAGATCCTATCCTCTCTCGTTTGGGGAATATCGGGGAGAAACAGGCAGCAATCTTTAAGAGCACTGAGCATCTTATGACTCGGTTTAGCTCTGAGATGCTTGATATCGCTCATGCAAAGCATCTCGGAAAAGACACCATCGAGAGGGTGGTTACCTATCTTGACTGGAACGCCGCTAAGAAGGGTGGGATTATGCTCACCCAGAATAAGAAGTTCCTCCGAGAAACCGTAGAGGGGAAGACGAGACTTTCGCCCAAGATTACTTCTTCCCCAGGAATCCCGAGCGAATGGCAGGCTGCTACGGGGGCTGGCTCTCCCTTCATAAAAGCTGTTCGCCAAATAATAGGAGACACCCGAGTTAATCCCGCGAAAGCGGAAGACCTCGCTAATGAAGCGCAGGTTGTTCGCCTAAGAATGGAGAAGGAGTTTAGTAGGCTCCTTGGTACACGTTCAGATGAACTGCTTGAGGCGGGGATCGGGGGAGAAGACCTTGCCCGGATTTTAGAAGAACTCCCTGACCAGCTTGTGTCTGCCCTCCCTAACCTCGCAAAGCAATCCGGAGAAGTCGGGGTCTCGAAGGCCCTTGTCGGCCTCTCTCGTATGTGGATTCGCTCAGACTCAGGGACGATTACCTCGGCTCAAGCCGCCGTTCTCCTCGCTGTAGCGCATCGGACCCTCAAGAAACCGGGGATGAGCTATAAGAAGTTCGCTGATCAGATGGAGAGGATAACTCGCGCAGTTATTGGAGGGACGGATAACGCAGCTAAGTCCCATGCAATCGCAGCAGCAAACATTGGCCTCGCAGCGAACCTCGGAGCCTTCAATACTCTTATGGTTCGGTCCACTATGGGCTCCATCGATGCCAATACGGCACGGAATATCAATCGGGTATTCTCAGGAGAACTGGAGGGGGTAGACGATATTGCGGCTGCTCTTGAAGGAGCAGCGATGCTTGGCCTCCCACTCTCTGAGAGCCGGGCATTGACACTAATGGCTCCTGCCATAAAGGGCCTTGCCAATAAGATGAGCAATGCCACGAAAGAGCTAATCCAGACAGGAACAGTCGGGCACAAAGCAGCCTTTACTCCGAAGAATCTCATCGACGAGATCGAAGCGGCAGCGGGTAAGATCACGAAAGAGTTAGAGGCTACCCGTGGGGGGAAATTCTCAAACGCAGCCACGGGGTTTGATTCAGCCACTACCGAGTGGATAAACCTCTGGAAAGCATCAGCCACCACTGGGCTCCTCATCCCAAACCCCCGCTATTACGTCAATAATATCTTCGGTGATTTCAGCCAGATATGGTTGGAAGCAGGATTCTGGACAGGAGGAACCCGTACTTTCTCGAATCTCCCCACGAATCTCCCTTTTATTGGACGGAGAGCCCAGGATTGGCAGCTTAGGATGAATGCTTGGGCCCATAAACAGGGTCGGGAAGCTCTCCCGGGGATCATGGACACCCTATTCAATCCTTTCTTGGGCCAAATCTTCCGGGGAGAGGCCGGAGTCTTTACTACGAAAGCCAATCAAGTCGTTAAATATAAGGACGTTCGTAAGTGGGCCCTGGAAGATGGGATCATCAGTGACTTCGTCGCGGAGGACATCATCGGCCTGATGGCTAAGATGGATGATGATCATCTCTATTTGAGGAACAAGATCGGCCTTTCTAATAAGGAATGGGCTCGGCACCGGGAGCTAAATGCAGGCATCATCCAGCATAGACAGCGGATGGGTATGTATTGTGAGCTTCTCCGGAAAGGAGCATCCCGAGAAGAAGCGGCGAAGAGAACTCTCCGCGCTCTCTATGATTGGAAACATGGGATTACGAAGTTAGAAGCCGCGTACTTCGCAAAGATGATCCCATTTTATCGATTCTGGAGAGTCTCGACCCGACAAATCGCAGAGTCTCTCCTCACTCCCTTTACCCAACCCTCGGGGAAACTACTCAAAGACGCGATGCTTGGGAACACTCGGATGGCGAGGCTCCGTCAGCAACTCTTTATCTGGCCAAACCTCCCAGACATTGTGTTCCAGGATAATGTCAATGCCGGGATAGAAAGGCACGACCTCCTCTCCCGTCTTGCCCCCCTCACACACCCTCGGTATCTCTCAACTCGGGCAACTACGGGCACTCGACCCTATGACCTCTCCGCTCGGGAGTTCTATGAGATGGAAGAGGGGAAGAGATATACTCACTCTACATGGACCCTTCCCCAGATTACGGCACTCGACTCCTCTGAACTCACCTTCGCGGGCATCTTTGGGATGGTCCTCTTCGGGAACAAGGTAGGGGAACTCTTGGGAATCGATGTCCCAGGAGTAGACACCCAGTTCGCAGAAGACGCTGAGGCTCGATTCTTTGAGCCTATGCTCGGAACCATGAATCCTTTCATGGAGCACGGATCGCGGTTGTTCCTCACTTCCGCTGGGGCGGATCTTGATTACGAGATTCGAAGTAATATGCGGACGCTCAATAACTTAGACCTCCTCATTCTTACGAAAACCCCAGGACTCTCACAGTTCTTCAAGAACTCCATTGAGTATGATGAGGAAACGGGAAAATACTCGATGCCTTTGGGGAACTACTTAGCTTACCAGGCTCTCCCGATTGCGAGCACGCAGGTAGGCTCTTGGCTTCGCGGTTTCCAAAAACGCGCAACAGACCCCCGAGTTGGGGGTGGGTTCGGGAAACAGATAAGGGAGATTACGGGTTTCGGGAGAGAGGTCCCAATCGACGTTCCGAAGCAGATAGAGATGGCATTGAAAACCAGAGAACGTCTTATCCGCGAACATGGAGACAAAGAGCTTCCTCCCCCAGTACCGGGCGAGGCATTCCGTCATCGACGAAATAAATAATCCAAGCTCGACAAAATCTAAAATACACAGTAAGATTCCAATAACTTCGACGAAGATGTCGAGGCCTCACTGAAGATAGTTGAGAAGACTCTAAGGAGAGTACGATGCCCGTCTTGAAACAAAAGTCCATTAAGCCAGCCACCAATGTCCCTTACGCAGAAGGAATCCTGGTGGTTAACAATACGGCCGCTGTCATTCCCGCCGGTCGTATGGTAACTTTTCAGCGCACTGTGGGAACGACGGCTACTTCCGGCGCTACCCTGACTGTTGAGCTTGCCGATGCTTCCTCTGCTGCCCGAGCCAACAACCCCCTCCTCATCACTAAGCACGCGATTCCAGTTGGAAAACGCGGTGTCTGTCTGCCCTGGATGATGCTCACGGGCCAAAACACTAATGCCTTTGCTGTCGGAACCTCCGTCTATCTCGCTGCTACCGCAAACCAGGGAGTGATTAAAACTACCGCAGGCGCACCAGCTAACGCTCGATTTGTTGGGGTTGTGTTCGAGCAGAGCTTAACGACAGGGCGCGTATTTTGCTGCCCAACCATGATGGCTGCCCAGAACTAATAGGGGGGCCTAATGGCCGGAGCTACTAATAAGAAGACATGGGTCCGAGTTGTCGGCTCTCGAACTGGGAATGGCGAGATTTCTGTCTCCGCCCCTATTCGAGGGTGGGTCCGCCGTGCCCGTTGTAGTGCAGCAGGAGGAGGGAATGTTACCCTTACTGTCGGAGAAACTTCGGCTGGGGCGGCGTTCGCTATTGTTCTTGCATATGGAGCTACCGCGACTCCCCTGGATGAGGAAGAAGATCCCGGAATCTTCTACCAAGTAGCGCCTACTGATACTGCTGGGTCCCAGGGAACAATCTTCCTGGACGTAACGGGAGCAGGCGTAATCAGCGTCCAACTTGATATTGAGCCTGCCAATTAGGGGGCTCCATGTTCACGGAAGACGAGATCTTCACGCTGGCGGGGGCATCCCTTTATAATAAGATTATGGCCCAATATGCTGAGTCTGGGCTTGGTCCGGAAGAGATTGCAGCCCAATTAGCCGACAATGGATTTCCGGCACTTACAGCAGAGAATGGCCCAACAGTGCTTGGTAACCTCGCACGCGAGTATTATGGGGACACCCTCCCCCAATCCTGGACAAATCTGACCCGAGAGCAGGCTGCTCAGATCAAGTCCGGGCAAGACCCATTCGAGGGGTGGGAAGTTCCAAACACTCCCCGCCCGAATAAATGGCTTGACGCAGGCAAAGGCTTCGTACAGGGCTTAAAGTCACCACCATACTCTTGGCTCTACAAAGGGTGGCGGGCTGGTACTTGGCCTTACCGAAAACAACGGGACTGGAGGCAAGAAAGGGCAGACGCTCTTGCCCAAGACGCACTCGCCCGGGTCCGGAGTGGGGATTCGTACCGGAATGCCTACGCAGGAGAGGTTGACCGTTTGGCTGCTCAGCCCCGAAGTGATCGAGAGATTTTACATACAGATGCTACGAAGGGCGAGCTTTCCGAACTCCAAGTAAATCCCCATGATTACTGGGATACCTGGGCTGGCCGGGGAGGGAAAGCGACATGGCCCCTAAACCAGAAAGTCCCAACGCGTGTGGGGAAAGCGGCAGACCAAGAGCACGCACGCCGTCTTGGAGTAGCAGAAGCCAGACACGAGATTGCCCGTACAGATTCTATCGGCCTTGCGCAGTTACAGGATGCGGGTTCTCGCTTTGGGGCGGGGGAAAGGACACGAGATCAGTATGAAAATCGACTCCGGGGCCTGGTTGGACCTGGGATGGACTTTGCTCCAACATCGGAAGAAGAAAAATGAGTTGTCCAAGCCACAAAGATCCGAAAAAGCGTGACTATAAATGTGAGAATAGGGAGTTCGCCTCTAAGCCTAAAGAGAAAAAGCGCCGCGCAGGGCGGGTCAAGGCTCGCCGTCGAATGATAAAAGAGGGGCGTGCCCATAAGGGGGATGGTAAGGACATCCACCATAAAGATGGGAATCCCAGGAACAACAGCTTGAAGAACCTTTCTGTACAATCTACTAAGCAGAATAGAAACCATTGGGACGACGATGACACTCCCCTAAAGAAGATGCGGAAGAAGGTATCTAAGAAATTATCGAGGAAAGCATAATGGCAAGAACATCCCCAGCAACAACTTCAACGAGGACTTTTCCCACAAGAGATGCCGGCGGAGGCGGAGGCGGCGGAGGCGGCGGGAATGAGTGGAAAGAGTGGATTGATTTGCCCTTGGACCCGACGGATGGCTGGACCATCAGTACAGGAAGCGGCGCGGCAGCCGTGGGATCTACGCTTTCAAAAGTAGGCGATGAGCTTCATTTTGTGACGGCCAACGCAGGCATGCGAATCCAGGGCTCACAAATGAAAGGTCTTTTCATGGCTCGAAACATCCACATTAAACCGTGGGAAGATGCGGGCATTTCGAAGCCGGCTGGGGCCACCGATAATCAGTTTGAACCGGAAGCGATTCAGTTCAAAATAGAGGTAGAATTTGCGACATCGAACGGCGGTCCTATCTCCGGCGGATCAGTACCGGGTGCCGAAGGCACATACCTGACATGCCTGGCAGGGCTGGCAGGCTTTCCGAGCGATCAAGGCGGAAACCCCGTTCATTCATCGAGCGTGAAATGGTCTGCCGCTCAAGTGGCGAAAAACTATGGTGGAGATCCGTCAACGTCTACCCGCACCAACATGTATACGTCGGGCTATAAGTCCTATGATACGAATTCTGGAATGCAAGGCACCATGATGTGGAAGAATCAGGCTGGCGGCGGCGGCGCAGGGGCGCATAACGCAATTGTCTATGCCACCTCGCCATTGCGAAAAGAAGCAGGCTCTGGGCCTTACGGGCGATGCAACATCCAGGCGGGTAGCTATGACAACACCACTCCATTCGCTGGAATGTGTATGCTGAACCAACAATTGTTTGATAACTCTACAAAATTTAGTGATCAGACCTTGACTCCTTTCTGGCATGTGGCGCTTTGGTTCGGCACGCATACCAACACAGCAGGCATGGGCGAGATTCGGATTAAGAAAATCCGCATGTATCTTCAGCCCGTACAAAATAGGGCAACGCTATGACTATTATTACTATTGACTGCAGCAGCCCGACTTCAGCACAAGCGGCGGTTTCAGCCGTTGAAGCCGGTGAGCTTTGGGGCGTGGACATGGGCACGACCTCGCGAGCATCGACCTATTCTGATCATGTTTTGATTGAATGCACAAACACAAGAAACCTTGCCCTGATTGACGCTTGCCCCGTGGGTGAAACTTACAATATAGGCTATAGCATTTCAACGCCTGATTCATTTACTGAAGCGGATGAAGTATCAAAGGCTTGGTTTCTCCGGGGAAAACTGTAGAATGGAAAGACGGGTATCAAAATTAGAGGAACGGACATCTGATTTAGACGTTCGCACAGCCGTGCTGGAAAACAAAGGCAAGGTCAGTGAGAATCGAATCTCAGACTTGGAGGTAGAGGTGAAGTACCACAGCCGTCTCCTGTTCAAGATGCAGGGTGCTACCCTGGTTCTGGTAATTGTCATGCCCATCCTCATTGAGTTCTTAGGCTAATGGAGTCGGAGTTCATCGCGCAACTGATCGATCTGGGCATTACCGGCCTGTTCATCGGGTACTTGATCTTTCAGAACAAGAAGTATGGCGCTCAACTCAACTCGATGACCAAGAAATATGAAGAACTGTTTGAACGTGTACTAAAATCAATCGAATAGGAGCCCAACATGAAGAATCGCGCAAAGATAATGAAGAAAGCCATCGTACTCGCGGAAGACATCTTCCCCGGACCCAAGATGGGAAAGAAGAAAAGGGAGTGGGTAGTCACGTTCATCAATGAGCATGTGAATATGCCCCTCTTGAATGAACGGCAGGAAGCCCGAGTGATTGGATTCGCCGTGGACATCCTGTGTGAGATCATCTTTGATCGCCTGCACAAGGAGTGAGTGATGACCCTTGAAGAAATAAAAAAGAGACGAGAAGAGGCAGCGCATAAGGCTCTCCTGAAATCCGATGCCTATGCTGCCTCTGGAGGAGCCCACCGAGTCCGCTCTACTAAGACTCAAGATAGAAGTACGGACGGCACCCCCACGGCGACCTCTTCTATGCTGTCCCGTCAAACCGACAGGTCTAATCCAAACTACAAAGGCAAGATGCAGACTCAGGCCCGGACACAAAAGGGGGGCGAGAACACCTCAACTGCGGTTTCGTGGGACCAGAGGCACCCGATGAAGGTTCCGGGGGGAGGATACTTGCCCTCGCCCACAGCCTCCCAGACAACTGTAGATGGGAAAACAAAGAACTGGAGGCGTAAGAAATGAGCGATATGCTCCCACCTCTCCTGCTCCAGGTCAAATCTCTTGGGCACAAAGTCTTTGATGGGCCAGAGCCCTATGACTTGAACATCATTGGAATCCGTTCAGCTAATCCCCAGCCGAACAAGTTCGATGATCTCCTGTGCTGTGCCTATCGAGAGCACCTTGATGGGCCCTTTGTTATCAAATACTGGGCCGCGACCACAGACCCGGGCGTCTTCTGTCTTGAGAACCCAGAGGTCTATGGAACAGAGGCGGGGACGGCTATTATTGCCGAGGGCCAGTACCGTAGCGCATACAAACTGGACCTCCATCGTGGGAAATACACTGCGCTTTGCCAACGGAATGGGGCGATAAATGTCTACCGAGACGGCAACCGAGATGACAAAGTAGACATGGACCCGGGTACCATTCAGAATGGATACTTTGGGTGCAACATCCATAAAGCTGGCGCAGACTCATCGAACGTGGATAAGTGGTCTGCTGGATGCCAAGTTTTTAAGAGAGAGTCTGATTTTGCGGAGCTAATTTCTTTGTGCCGAAAGCAAATCTCCTTTCACCCTAACTGGGCTCCTACCTTCACATACACCCTTATTACGGAGTGGTAGAAATGGAAAAACTAAAAGAACTCTGGAAGAAACTCAACCCTAAAGTTGCCATCATCGGCGGCATCGTTGTGGTCTCAACCTCCCTGGGCACTTGCCATCTTGCTGGTGGCGAGGAAGAGCCCGAGGTTGTAGAAGAGGCAAAAGTAGAGGAGGCCCCCAAAGAGGAGGCCCCAGAAGTAGTTATCGACGTAGAATAGAATAAGCGGTGAGGAAGACCCGGCGTTGGGCCCGGTGGATAATGTGCCTTCTTCTCAGAATCCTTTGTCTCCCTCACCGCGTCTCTATTTACTGATGTTCTCAATGTCTAAAGGCTCTCCGGATTCCCGGGAAACCTTCACATAGGTCCATGCGCCCCGTTTTCTGCCCTTGGGCTCTATGGTAGACATAATGACTACTTGTGCTGGAGCTTTCTCCAGGGCAATCATAGTCCTACGCAAAGTAGCAGGGTCCCACATCCGGTCATCTACTATGATGAGGTCGCTCTCGTCAGAAAGTCCAGCAGCAATCGCTGCGAGGAGTCGAGCTTCCGTGCTCCCAGAAAGAGCGGTATGCGTCTCCTCCTCTCGGCTCAGCCCGATAGGAAATCCGGGGCTCCCCGGCTCGAAAATGAACCCTTCTTCTTTGGGCAAGAAGGCGCTGATTTTCCGGATGAACTCATCAGAAGCAGCACTCACGGCCGCAATCATCACGTTGAGGATGGCAGTACGCAGGGCCTTTAGGGACTCACGCAGGTCTCCTGCTCGAATCTCTCCGTTCTTTGCAGCGACTGCGGCTCGATTAAGTCTCCGATGTAAGAGGACCTCAGAAAGGTCTGCTCCCGCTTCTTCTGTGGACCTCACGCGTCTTAGAGCATCCTTTCCTCCTAAATAGTCAATTAAATAGTCTATTCCAGCTCCGAGCTGCAAAGAGGGATCAGACTTATTATCTCGGTACATCACCTTAACGATGTCCCGAATGAGTCCTCGATTCATCGTATCCCAGACTCCCCGGAGTTCATCGTCCGAGAACTTTCTCACTGAGCCCAGGGATTCTAAGGCGATCTGTCCTGCCTTCACTGTATTAGACTGCTCTCGTTGAAGCTTTCCAATCTTCCCCAAGAGTTCCGAGAGGTCGACTGGTTTCCCTACTGGGCAAACGAGGAGGAGAGCTTCCTGCATGGGAGGCTCAAGTTGGTCGAAGAGTTCCTGGTACTCTATCTTCCAGAAGATACGCTCCCAGAAGAACTTCACCTTCGTTTCCAGGCTGGCGGCCATTACAGCGTGTAGTTCTGCAATAGAGAGCGAGGTTCCTACAGGACCCTCCTGTTTTGTGGAAGACCCACGTTTTAGATTCCAAGTACAGGTTTCTCCACTCTCCAACAGCGCACTTGCTTGAGCGTTGTCAGCCCCCAAGGGGATGAGAGCCGAGAGAAGAGTACCAGCCTTTACAGGCTTATCCCGGTACAGGAGGCCAAAGGCACTTCCCGTCCGTGCAAGCTGAAGGGATTCAGCAATAGCACTCTTCCCCGACTCATTGTCTCCAATAAGGATTGTGTTCTTACCCAAGGGAACCGTATAGGGCATCCCGTCTGGGCTCTTTAGGGTCGAAACGACCTCGACTGCATAACTACTCATTTCCTTTCTCCTTCTTATAAACTGTTGCAAGGGCAAAACTGAACGCTATAGAAGGCAGGTTCTTCCCCGCTTTCCACCGTTTGATACTCGTCACGCTTGGGTCTGCTCCTCCGAGCACTTCACCCATACTGACTGAAATCCGCTCAAAACTGAGGCCAAGGTCCCGCAGTTCGGTCAGATACTGCGGGGCATTTAGCCGAGCCTTCTGCCTCTCTTCGGGGGTAATGTTCTCTTCACTCATCTTCTTTCTCCTGTTGGGGGGTGCTTGACTCTTTGGGCTCACACTTGAACCCTCCTTGCCAATCATCTGGGTCATAGGGGTAGACAGAGGAGATACGTTCGAGGCGTTCTCCCTTTAGGAGGAAAACAGGACGACCGCCTCGCGTTGCGAGGTCTACAATCTGGGCGGTCGCCCTTCCGACGTATTGGCTGGGGACTACGAATAAATCGTAGTATGGGACCCGAGTCATCGCATGTTCCCGACTTACGACGCTCTTTGCCCAAGCAGACCAATCACCTCGGCAATGAATCTGAAAGTCATCCCTTCCCGAAATGACTGACACTCTCAGACTCTTACCCGCGTTTTCTCCCTTGGCGTGGATAATCTCTCTTATCTTTCTACATCCTTGGGCAATCGCCTTGGCGTCTGCGCCTGACGGGTGCCCAAAGAAAACTCGTATATTCTTGCTCATCTCAGTATCCTTTTCTTGTGTTGGTTGTCCGAAGACATCTATCGCTCTCTCTTTCTGCTTTAAATCGTCCAGTCTCCCGCAATACTGGCGGACCTCCCGCCACTTTGCCCACCACGCCTCGGCATCCACACGATCTTGCTCGTGTTTGCCGTGGCCCTGCTGCCTGTACACATGAGGCATCGCCTCACGAATACATCGGAGTAGCTTAGGACTATCCATCGGATTCCCCTTTCGGGCTCTTGGCTGGTTGCAATCCATACCCATCCCGATACCAACCATCCCCCTTCAAAGAGAAGGAGGTTCTGGAAATCTTCCGCTTAGTCAGCTTACCGCAGCACTTTGGGGGAGGGTCCATATGACGCTGGATAACTTCTGTCTGCTCGCCACATAGCTTGCACTCGTAATCATAGATTGGCATTAGATTCTCCAATCAGAGTGCATAGGCCCAGACTCAATATCTTTGACGAGCTTATCCGCCATTCTCTGAGCCATGACATCCAAGAACTCGACCGTGACTCGGCTGGCCCCAACAGTGGGGAGCCACCTTGTTGTATGGTCCGCGTGCCACTTTTTAGTAAGGGAGTTCCTCCGCTGGATGCAGGTTCGCAGCCTACCGCGCTGAGTCTCAATACGGCAACGCACAGGGAGAAGAAAGACTCTCCCATCACACTCGACCTCGGTCTCCACCCATTTACTTCTCTTTTTCATACTTCATTCCACCTGTGTCCAATCTCCGCTCCTGCTGTGTAGTCAAGGAGGGGATTCTTTTTCCGTCTTCTGTTCATCGCACCCTCAAGAATCTTGGCTGCTTCTTCTGCCGTGTCTTCAGGCACCTCAAGATAAAGCGCGTCATGTCCATGGTTAATGAGCCACTCTACTGGGAGAGTCTCTCCTGTAGAAGAAATAGCCTCCGTCGAGAACCAGGGCTGAGCGCCATAAATGAGTTCAATCATTCCTTCATTCACGATGACAGCCCCCCCTGATTGGATGGGGTGGTTCACAAGCTCATTAATCTTGTCCTCATTTCTGAAGTACCTACGCCTGTCCCAGAGGGAGTCTCCTATAAACCCCTCTCTCCGGTACCTGCTCTCAATCATTCTCCACCAACGGGGGATCTCCGGGTCAGCCCGCTTGAGTCCCTCTACTACCTGACGAACATCTTCAACAGAAAGATGCGCGTAGATGAGGTTCCCACTATCGTCCTCTACTGAGCAGATTTGCTCGTGAATCCGCTTAGTGGAGGCAGCGTACTGCCAAGCGTATCGGGTGTTTTTTGTAATGTCTCGGGTGGCTTTGAAGTTGCCTTTTCCCTTCTCCTTACGATCTTTGGGCGCTCCTGCGAGTTCCCAGATTCCTTTCCCATATACAATCTCCATTGTCTCGTTGTGGGGGTCAAGCCCATCTCGGATGACTCGAATAGAATGCTGTGCTTTAGCCTCTTCCGCAATCAGCCGGAGTTCAAGTTGATCCATGTCTGCCCCAATAAGGACATGTCCTTCCTTAGCGACATAAATATCCCGAAGAAGGTAAGGAATGTTCTGGGCATTTGGGTTGGAAGAGGAGTACCTTCCCGTGGCAGGCAGCCTATTATATGAGGGATGAATCCGGAGAGTCTTGTTCTCCACCAGCGGTCGGACATAGGTGCCCAAGAGCTTAGTCATCTTACGGTAGATTCGGACAGACCGAAGAAAGGTCACCCTGTCTGCACTCAAACCATAATGGACAATCATCGTCCGCAAAGTTTCATCGTCCGTAGAGGGGTCGCCTGTCTTCTCAGAGTAGTGGTGAGGAGCCAGCTTCCAGTCCTTGAACAGGAGCCCTGCCATCTGTCGGGTACTCTGGGGATTGAACTTCTCGGAGGTGATCTCCCGGCAGATAGCTAAGTGCTTCTTCGCCTCACTATCCAGGGAAATCAAGTGCTCTGTCGCCCGGTCGAGGTCAACAGCGATGCCATTCGTCTGCATGGCAGAGCCCAAAGACTGTAGCGTATGCTCTCTGGAAACTAAGTGTAGCTGCTTACGGCTTTTCACATCTTGGGCAAGCGGCCGAGCGATTCTCGCGGTGACGGCAACATCTTTCCCACAATAGATATGGAGTTCTTCATCAGTCTTGGCTTGTACAGCAGTATGGTTTGCCTTCCAGGCTTCTGGATTGTCTGTGTAAAAAGACCCGACGAACCCAAGATTATGCGGAAGTTCGTTGTCAGCGAGCAGATGTAGGATAATAGTATCGCAAGTCAGGGTAGGCGTGGCACCCAACCACTGCTCCATTACGAGCCGGTCATACTGGCCTGCATTATGTCCGAGGATGGGGACACCTGGAGAGTCAAAGAACTTACGGATAAGATTCTTGATTCTCCCTTCATCCTCGGGCTCTATGAGCAGATGCCCGTGAATGCTCCGAATCTCAATGATTAGGGCTTCATCCTCGTTTCCGATTCCGACGCACCGGACATTCGCAGTAAGTGGGTTGATGCCATCGGTTTCAAGGTCATACGCAAGTGGCTTCCCCTCCCGCTTGAACTTCTCAAGATATTCTGCAATGTCCTCGTACTTAGAAAGCCGCACAATAAGTGGGTCTTCCCACTCTAATTTTCCCTGGAAAAAGCGGAATGCCTTGGACAGGTCATGGCGGAAGACATCCTGGTACGCCATCTGACGTAGGACCATAGAGGGGTGCATCACATAGGCAACCCGTAAAAGAGTGTCGGGGTCCCAAGGAGCGGGCAGTAGTTCGCACCCTCCCCGTAGTCCCATAATAGAGGGGTCACCCCCGCGAATCATTTTCGCCGCTGCTTTGCCCAGGCAGATTATGTCTGTGATTCCCGTAGCCTTGAGTTCTGCGTAGAGTCTTCCACCGCAAGCCTCTAAGGGCTTTTTAATTAAGCAGGCTTCCGTCTTCTCTTCTCGGGCTCTCTTCTGTCTGCTCTTGTTCTGCCGGGAAATCTTTATGTTCAAGGCTTCGAGGTCATTCCTTGGAGGGCGGCAACGAATAGTATTCGTGATGTAGCATTCGTCCCGGCGCACACCAATCGCGTTCAATGCCCGTTGAAGTTCCATGCCCCCGGGACCTACGAAGGGTCTCCCTTCAATAGTTTCGTGCATTCCAGGCACATCCCCTAAAAGGATGACGCGGTCATCCGCATGGGATTCAGAACCTACAGGGTCGTCACCCCCAGCGGAACGCATGGGACATTTTGGGCAGAAGTTGGACATGTTCTTGTTGGGCTAAGAGGGTGGAGGGTGGCGGGGGGCCGGTACACGAATCATTCGGGGATTGGATACCCCTAAGTTTTGTGAATCCCACCACCCTCCGGGAAAAGTTGAGGCATCTATTTGACCACAGCCATGCCTCCCTGCGCTGTCGTTTTCCGGCAAGCCGGCAGGCCACTCAGTCCAAAAGGAAACCGAGATCGTCATCGGAGGCCGCGACTTTGTTGTTGGCGGGTGCGGCCTTCTTCGTGGCCTTCGCGGGAGCCGGGGCTTCGTCCGTAGCCACGGTCTGGGATGCGGCAACTTGCGCTGCTGCTACCTTCTCCATCTGGGCATAATGCGCTTCTTTCACGAAGCGGTATTCCGGATAGCTTCCCTCAACAGGTTGACCGTTCGCGCCCATGGTGGGTGCGGTGTAGTTGAAATACACGGTTTTTCCTGCCAGCTTACTGAATGGGAAGTTTACCTTGCCCTGGAGCTTCTTCTCCGAGACGCCAGCGGAAACGAGAAAGCCCATGATGAAAGGGATTGCTCGTTCACTCAAGGAGAAACTCTCCCGGTGGCGAATACCGTCAGTTGCCATGTAGACATACAGACGGTTGGACTCTTCATAGTGCTTGAACTCCAGAATGGAAGCCTTATGCATACCACTGGTGAGGTAGCCGAGGCCAGCACCACCTGCGGGGGTCTTTCCGGTAAAGTCAAGTTCGATAGTTACAATGCTCATCTTCTTATCTCCTGCCCTTTCGGGCTTTTTGTTATTTACTCACACATGCGAGGGGTTGGGATTGGAGGCGAGACTCCAAGAGAAAGGACAAGAAACGCAAGGTGTCTCAGCCCCCAATCCACTAAACGAATAATCCTTCTTCTTCTCCATCTATTGGGCCAGCGAATGCTCGGAGAGCATCGACCGCTGTGTAGTGGTAGATAGTGGCGCGGTGAAGCCCATCTTGTAGGGCCCAGCGGATATGGGGGAGCTTCCGCTTTCCCCTCATTTTCTCCGAGGCTTCCTTTAAAACTTCGGACCAGTTCTCGATTCCGACTTCTAATATCTTCTGGCTCAGCCCTTCCGCCGCCTTGTCAATCCACTCCAGTCCTTTGGGGTAAGGGATTACAAAGCCTGCTGCCCGAAGGCCCTCCGCTATATTCATGGGCGCTCGGCCCGGGAATACAGAGAGCCTGTCTCCGGAGACATAATCTGCTAAGGGCTCAAAGCAGAGTTGGTATTTCCAAGGAGCAGCAGTAGGCTCGAACATCGCACGGCCAATCACATCGACCATGCCACTAAACTTTTCTGGAAGCTGGCCAGGTAGTGAAGGGCCCCCGCGAATAAACTTACCACTGCTGGTCCTTGGAGGTTGTTCATGGCAGTTGAAGATAACGACCGTGCCCTGAGAGGTAGCTGCGCGGGCAGCGTCTCGGGCAGCGAGTACGTCTCTCGTTAGGGCAGACCACATTCCTGCTCGTCCCTTACTGCTCTCGTATTCATTGATGGTCGCCTCGACGATTAGAGAGAAGTCATCGATTACGATGGAAGGGCAGTTCCCCTTCTTCACTACTTTCTCAATCTGGGCAATCGCCTCCGGCACTGTCTTGGCCGGGAGGATATTTAGATTATCTATTCCGAGGAATCGGGAGGCGGACATAAGTCCTGCCGGGTCTCCAATGAAGACCCCGGTTGCTCCAGCCGCTGCTGACGCGACAGTCTTTCCTGCTTTACTTGGGCCGTAGAGACAGATGAATACGCCCCCAGCAGCCTGATGGCTTCCGCCATTGCTTCCATTTTTAGCCATTGATTTTTCCTCACACACATTTGATTGGTAAAACTAACACACGGGTTTCTGATCGGTCAACTTGATTACATCGATGATTTGGTCAATTGTCGTGAGCATCTCTGCCCAGGACTCCAGGTCATTGTCCTCGCCCATTGACTTCATTCGAGCTTGGATTTCCGCTCCAAAGAAGTGAAGGGCTTCCAGGATAACTGGCTGTTCTTTCTCCGTAACTTTGAGCAGAATCATCACTCACCTCCAAAGCGGCAAAGCTCATAGGCAGAGCACTGTCCGTACTTGCCAAAACAGGTCTGGTTGTTCAGGGCCATTGGCCACTCTCGGGTAGGCTTCCCCTCGTACCGAGCAATCCGAGCTTCCGCTTCTTCGATTACACTCACGAAGTCTTCGATTGCTGCGGGAGCAGGTTCAAGGGAACGGCGGTCATACTCATAGGGAGTAGAGAGTTTCACCCGATTGACAAGCACCCCAGCGAACCGGGCCCCGTACTTTGCATAGCCGAACATCTGGTATCCGATGAACTGCCCATCGAGGATGTGCTGGCGTAGCGTCTTTGATGAAATCCTATACGCGCTCTTGTGGTCAACAATCCACACCCGCTCGTTGTGGTCCTCAATGATGAGGTCTGCCCGCTGGGTGTATAAATGTTTCTGCTTACCGATCCGGGCACGCAACTCGAACTCAACATCGAGTACCTTCCAGTCCTCCCGCATCCAGTTGTTCCGGTAGGCAAAGTAGGCATCTACAATCTGAGGAGCGCACTCCTCCCACAGGGGAGACTCTTCTCTATTCTTCTGGGCAAGAGCGAACACCGCGTCTTCAGGAGAGAGCCAGTCTTCTGGGTCACCCCCCGTCTGTACTTCTTTTATCCGCTGGTAATGGTGAGCGAGCGCAATGTGCAGAAGCGAACCCTTCACGAGGGGAGGAGAGATCTTGAACGGAATGTCCTCAATCTCCCTCCACGCGAAAAGTCGCGGGCACCGGATTACGTTTTGTATTCTGTGCCATCCGCGCTCAGAGCGTCCGGCATCGAGTAGTTTAGCCATGATAATGTCCCTTCTTGTTATAGTAAATACCACCTGTGGCCCAGATGTCAAGCACTTTCTTTCGCTATTTTAGAGATACGGTCTAAAAGTCTTTGACCAGCACCTTCTGTATTGTCTACGCCAGCGAGCACGCCTTCGATTTCTTCCGCTGCGGCGTCTTCTCCAATCTCTCCAACGTGGGGTAGCTTCTCAAGAAGCAAGTCAGCAACGTGCTCGTCTGCTGTATTTCTTGCGACAACATAAGAGACAAGCACTGGTCTCTTTTGCCCAAGTCGAGAGAATCTTCCTTCCCACTGGATTACTTTATCTGGAGTCCAAGGGAGCATAGTAATCAACGCAAGGTCAGTGTCCTGCAAATCAATACTTTCGCCCCAAGCATCTCCAGTTCCAATCAATAAACAGGGTCCGGGGTGATCCATATATTCATGCCGAATCCCATCTCGGATTGACGGGTCAACACCCCCATGGGCAGACCAGACATCGCACCCTTTTATCTTCTCCGCTACTTTTCGTATTCTAAGGGAGAGTCTATCGCAGTCCGCTCGGCGGCCAGTAAATATGACGACTTTCTGGGATGACTTAAGCGCCTCAATAACTCTGTCTTCAACGTATTTATGCTTACGCGAAGCAGCTTCCATGAGCAGCGCCTCGAAGTAACTGTCTTCTCCTTCCTTCTGGGCTTTCCGAATCTCCCTCTTCATTGCGGCGGGCTTGTTCTGCTCGGCATGGGATAGGCGAACGACTTCCCTTCTCTTCTTGGGCAGGTGTTTGTTCACCTCTTCCCTCTTCACTCGTACCTTTACATAGGATAAACGTGACCGGAGTTCCTGGGCGTTGCTTAGTCCATCATAGGAATATCCATACCCATTGTGCATTCCTTGGCAGTATCTCATCCCAAACTGATGGAAGGTTCCCCACTGCCAGGGCTCAACCAAATCCAGTTGAGTCCAGAGGTCGCGCACCCTCCCTGGGATAGGCGTTGCTGTCAGCCCCAACTTGCGTCCACTCTTCTGGGCAATCTGCCGTGCAGCATCTAAGCTATTCCCGAGTCCCTGGAACTTTACAGAGCCATCGGGTTGGATGATTGCCTTGGTATGCTTCGGACGCCGGAGCCAGTGAATCTCATCCCATATAATCACCCCGGGCATGAGTGCCCGGAGGGGCTCAACCCAGAACCGCAGGGTTTCCCACGCAGTGATGTAGAGCTTGGAGGAGGAAGGATCTATATCAGGCGCTGATTGCCCAAGAAGAAGTGTAGGCTCTAAGTGTGTGTACCTTTCGCATTGTTCTACCCAAGTCCCTCGGGCAGCGGCCTTCGTTACGACTACCCTCGGTCCCGCACATGCCGAGGCAAACGCGAGACCGACAAGGGTTTTCCCCGCTCCGGGGGGAGCCCAGCAGTGTGAGCCGGATAGTGCGAGCGCCTTTGCAATCATCCGCTTCTGGTGTGGTTTAGCGAAGTCCGACAGGTCCCCCCGCATAAGAGGGCCAGAGAGTGCGCGGGAAACGAGAGCTTCCTGGACTTCCGGCTCGGAAGTTGAGTAGCCTAAAACTGAATGGGCGTTCAGTGGCACACGATATCCGGAGGAGTTCTTATTCTTCCAGACACCTGGGAGGTCGTCTGCGCCTTCGGGCACCACGCTTGTAAAAATGAACGGGCGGTCCATGAGTTTGTCCTTTAGTGAGAGTTCTTAGAGTGCGAGTTCTACGACATTATTTTCTTTCTTCTGGGCAGAGGGGAGGCCGAGGTAGCAGTCAATGCCCTTGCCTCCAATCAGCATACGTTTAGTGATTACTCCTTCTATCTGCTGGAAAGCGAGTCGAAGGTTTGCTTCCTGTCTTACGTCTCTTCTTCCTCTCCGAGAGCACCAAGTCACATAGGAACCATAGAGGAGTTCGCAGGGGACAGTCCTTTTAATGAGAGCTTCTCCCACTCGGAGAAATTCAGGAGGAGCAGGGTAATCAGTAAGCACAGCAGCAGCCCCATGCTTTTCTGTAATCTGAACAAACTCATCTACTGAAGAACGGGACGCTTGTTGGAGAAGCCTCCGTGCCCGAGTAGAGTATGGTCTTGCGACCGAACGGTAATCTACTGCAAGGCTGTGCAGGTGGTGGGCATAGGCTTTTACTTCATCTTCAAAAGACTTAGAGTATTTCCCAGTCTTTGAGTTGAAGCATTGGGAGAGCATCTTCCGGTATTCGGCGGTCACTCCTTTGGGCACTAAGACCGTGAACCTACGGTCGTCCTCTTCAATCATAAGAGGGCGGCGTTCATTGGATGTCATCCACCAAGTCATTCGGTTCTGTACTTCCGTGCGGGCGGCGTAAGGTGCTCGGCAAGGAACACGGTCGTCCGTGATGTAGGCTTTCAGTGAAGCGATAACGTCATTGTCCCTTCCTCCGATTCCTACTTCATCTGCAAGGACAAGGAGCTTGGTAACGAAGTTCGCATTGAAGGAGTCTCGGAGGGAACGGTTGGATACGATAGCTGAGTTCCTCTCTCCAATAATGTGGGCAAGGAGCCTCCCATACATAGACTTACCAATACCCTGTTGTGGAGAAAGGCAGAGGACTGCTACCATTGAACGGCGTTCAGGGTGTTGGGTAATGGCTCCACTCCAGTGGATGAGCCAATCCTGTACCTCTTCATCCTCACCACTAAGGACAGATAGAATCTTCTCGATGCGAGGGAACTTGCCTGCGGCAGGTTCAATCTCCGGTGGCGCATACAAGTTCAAGAGAGGTCCATCTTCACTGGGCACAACAGGCCCTTGAGAAGAAACGCAATCAAATCCGTATACTTGGCGGGACAGTACATGGTCAACGAGGGCTTGAACATGCTTCATCCCTAACTCACTCTGTTGGAGCCGTCCGATGAGATGGTTTACTACGGTATCCTTTCTAAGTGGGCTTTGAATCTGCCAAGCTCCCCGCTCTCTCCGGTAGAATACTCCTTGAGGGAAGTTGAAGCACAGGTTGTTCTCCACATATCCGAGGAAGGCGTCGGAGATTTCAGTCAGGGTCTCCTTTCTATCCTGTAAAGACCTAACTCTCTTGGGCTTCTTCTCCTTCTTCTTGCTCCCTAACCAGAACTGGGATTGGTCATGCTTGTGCCCTTCACTCGTACACTGGAGGAAGGTCCGCCCATCCTTACAGACACGGAGGAAAGCACTACCATAGGAGGAACCCTCCTTAAATGGACAAGCACACTTGTACTTACCTGGGCCCTCTTCAACGAGGTCCTCTACTGTTTTCTCTTCTCCCCACTCATTCACCGTGAGCTTTATGCCCGGAGATAGTGGGGTCTCGTCTTCCTTATCGGAGGCTTCTTTACTTTTCATCAATGTATCCACACACAAGAGGGGAGGTGAGGTATTCAGGAAGCTCTCATACGGGTAGCCTATCCGTTCAACCGGGAGGGCATAGTGGCGTGCGAGGTCATTACACTGAGTATCTACTCCTTCTGTGTAGCCTACCAAAGCGAGTGCGGCTTGGCGTGCTTTTGTGAATTCCGATCTTTCCAAGGGCCTATCCAAGAACAGGACTACCCGATAACGGGGGGCCTCGACCGTGTGGGACCAAGTTGTATAGACGGCGTAAGCGAATCCAGCCGTGTCTAACTGCATTGCTATTTGTCCGGGCCCCCACTTCGGTTCGTCATAGTCGAATACGATTGCAGTAATCGTACCCACGTTCTTGTTGGAACGTGTAGTGCCCGGAGCGTATAAGGAGGGGCTCCAGCAGTCCAGCTTCTTCTTACTGAAGTCAGCGGGCTTCCGTTGAGGCTTCCGGAAGAACTGTTCGAGTTGGTAGTCTTCCTTGACAGAAGCACTGGACGGTTGTACAGTAGTAAAGCCTCCCATAAAGAGGGAGAACTTCCAAGGCAAGCTCATCATTGCTTTATCTCTCTTGTAAACCCCATGTTGTTATCGCAGCATGGGGTTTCTTTTAGGGGTTAGGGGGCAGGAGTAAACCAGACGAGGGGGCGTTTGCCATTACGGCGAACTTGGTTCCGGTGGAACCCCGCTTCTCTAAGTAAGCCACTAAGCTTGTTCTTGTAGCGTCTTGGATAGAATACCACTTCTGGGCCTATAACTTCAATGAGTTCATCTAAAGTAAACCCAAGACCACCCATCTCCTGGGCAACCTCGATTACTCTATGGGCATTGGAGGAAGCTCCTTTGGGCCCACTACTGACCGTGTGTAGGTCTCTAAGTAATCGGAGAGCCCATAGGGTGGCGTGGAGTCGGGAGGGGGCTTGCGTAAGCTCCTGCACCTCTTTGGCTAAGTCGGACAGTTCTTCTTTCAAGTCGGGAGTGCTCATGTTCTTCTCTTCTGTTGTTGGGGTGACTAATAACATAGGGGATTGGGGGATGGAAAGCAAGGTCTATTTATTGGTTTCAGAAACTTTCTGATATTTACTACCTACCTAAAGGTACATGGTTCTTTTTTAATTAAGAGGATAAACTCATATGTACTTACGAGCTATTGATTGACAATACATTTCAGGTACTTACAAACATGTGAGTACGTCAATGACGCAATGAGACGTTACTTGACTGAGTGATTACAGGTACTTAGCCTAAAAAGGTTGACGCGTAAACCTTTTACGAGATTACAGGGGTTTACCTGAATAAAAGGTTTACATGTCAACCTTTGGAACCTCCGACGACATTTCAGGTACTTACCTTCTGGGCATACCAGAAAGGGAGGGGATACAAGGCCTGATAGGCCCTGCTTGACACTTAGCCGTTGGGTAGCGCATTGTGTTGTCAGCCCCCAATAAAAAAAGGAAATGGAAAGGGAGGAGCCCACATAAGCAGGCTCCTCCGAGGTGAGGGGTCAGCAAGACCCCATCACCAGCATCCATATCAGGAGATAGAATAGGAATCCCACCTGCTTATGCGTCAGCCGCCATGGCATCAAAGATGGCCATTGCCGCAGCAGTTTCCGCGTCCTCTGCGCGGGTCCGGAGGGAGGTCATAGTGGTTCCGAGGATTCCCTCGTACTCTTGGAGGAGACTATCTAACTCCAACGCCTCCTTCTTCCTCGTTGCTAACGCCCGCTTCCCGAGTTCTCCCTCTTCAATGTCAGACTCCAGTTGGTCTAACTTATTCTCCACTTGGGCAACCAGGGAGTTGCAGACTGCCGTGACCGTTGACTTGTCCGTCGTAGTCTGGAGGCAGTAGACTTCATTCCCCAGTCCCGCGCTTACAACAGATGATATAATCTGTTCCCACTTGTCCTTCTTGGATTGAGGAATCCAATAGAACCCGCCCCGAGGTCGGAGCGCGATACCCGAGAGGGAACGTGCTGCCTCAGATAGGATAGTCCCAAGTGCTGCGCTGGACACGAGTCCCCGCTGGCGATTGAACTCCTGCTCAACACTACTTTGGGCCCAACTAAACAGGGAGCCCAGTGATGACTCCTCCGACTTGAACACGAGGTTACCATTATCATCGAACGTCACGCGGAGATTCTCCGTGTACTGGTCTCGCCCATCGAGGGTCTTACCTCCAGCACATACGGTATAGCCGCTGGTCCCTTTGATTGACTTGATTACGGTCTCCTTTCCGCTGAACTGCTTATTCAGTGCGCGGAGCAGAGCTTGCGTATCCTTCTTAGGTGAAGGGATTAGGTCAGCACGGCCTAAGCCAGTCAACCCCTGTAATAGTTTCTCCCTATTCGTGTTGTCTGTCAGACTCCAGAATGTGGTGATGCCATTGAACTTTACTTTCTTTTCGATTAGAGACATTTTGTCCTCTCTGTTATTTCCAGTCGAGATTGACTGGCCAAGTGGCACCCCTCGAAAGGGATGCCCTATGGTCAATCACTCGTAATCTCAACAACAGCCATCCAATCGGGCACACTCTCAGGACGACAGTGTCTTCCAATGAGTCCGACCAAGACCGGGAGTTGGACTTCTCCCCGCTCTGGCCACGGCGTATATCCGTCAGTCAGTACAATGATGCAGTGTACTTGCGGATTGGACTTAGCTGCTGCCTCGATGAGAGGACGCATATCGGTTCCGCCTCGGGCACCGTAGCGTACATCCCTTCCACTGGACACGTTGCCTGACCACCCAATATCGGTGTCCCCCGTGATTACAACACAGGTTCCACCAGCCGCCGCAGCGATGCCAGTGATTTCACTGGAGGCAGACGAGAGGTCCTCATCAGACATGGAGCCCGACGTATCGATGACAGCCCCAATCCGGAGACGAGGCTGAAAGGAAGCAGGGAGGATTACATTACTTTGCAGCACTCCCTGACGACGAGACCGACGACTGAAAGTGAAGTCAGCAGCACCAACACCCATCTCCATACTCCTACGGGCAAAGCGGCGCGTGACTTCCTGCCATGCGATAGCAGGAGGCTTCAGTTCCTCTTCCGCCCACTGGCAAGCTCCAGTGTGCTGATAACTCCGGCCCGCTGAGGACTCGGAGATAGTTTTCGCAACCCGCTTTCTCAGGTCATTCCCTTCAATGGGGTCCAAGCCAGGCTGAGTAGGAGAAGGAGGTCCTTCTTCCCAATCGCGTGGAGTTTCAGACATACACTCGTTCCCTCCTTCTCCTCCTTTTCCTTCTCCGCC